ACTAGGCGCATTGGGCTAGGTATTATGGGCCTGCATTACATGCTTATAAATTTAGGAGTTAAATATTCTTCCCCAGAGGCTTTGGAAGTTTGTGACAAGGTAGGGGCGTTTGTTAAACATGCTGCATATGATGCTAGTACTGCATTATCAATCGAAAAAGGGCCCTTTACTTTATGGGACAGAGAGAAGGCCCCTAATTGTGGGTTTATCAAATATCTTAAGCCGTCCATCAAAAACAAGATTAAGGCATATGGGCTAAGGAACTGTGCTCTACTTACTTCAGCCCCCACAGGTACAACTAGTATGGTGATGGGGGTTAGCTCAGGCGTAGAGCCTATCTTCGCTCCTGCTTATAGACGCAGGTACTTCCAGGGTGATGTATTACAACAAGAAGTGGTAGTTGATCCTTTGTTTAAGGAATATGTATTAAATGGCGGCAATACAGAGCTATTTGAATCTGCTGCTGATTTATCTCCTGAACAGCACTTAGATATGCAGGTAGTTTGGCAGAAACACATATGTAATGCCGTTTCCAAAACGATTAATATCCCGTTTAAGAAGTACTCAGAAGAGATGTTATCTGATTTGTATATGAAATACTTGCCGAAACTTAAAGGCATCACAGTGTACCCAGAAGGTACGCGCCCAGACGAACCTCTAGAGCGTATGTCTTTAGAAGAGGCAGTAGCCCTGATTAAAGCGGGAGAAGGGTCAGAAGAGATTAGTGATGACTGTTCTTCAGGAACTTGCGGGCTATGACCTTGACACATCTAAAAATCTATGATAGGATATGAATATGGAAGAACAGATGAAACAGTATGAGACATTCCTACAGGCTCAAGAAGAGCTTCTTACATCGGCACTAGCGGCTATTAAAGCACAAAAAGCTATGCTAGCAATAGGAAAATCCTATCTGCCACCCCTTAATGGTGCTTGCTGGCCCAGTAATTTGATAGGAAAGTTTGTCTAAATGAGAGCTTTACCAAGACAGATGTTTGCTGTGCAGAATGCACCTAAAAAAGACCCCAAACCTATTAACTATGATAGAGTAGGAATTTTGAAAGTTACTCGTCAACAAAAACGACATCTAGCTAGGATTAATGCTAAGTTGGATGAAAGGGCTTATGGAAATGTCTAATGGGTAGGTCAGGAGATAAAGATATAGAGATTAGACACGCCATAGAAAAATATGATACGGCGTACAAGTTATGTCAGTTTTATGTAGGACTTTTTGATAATAACTTATCTACTCCTGAGTATCAAACTTTGATTCTAGACAAACTAAGAGATTTTGAGTCAGATAGCACATTAGCACACTATTTCTGGTAGACTAGACAAAAGAAAAGCCTCCCAGCCAATAAAGGCCAAGAGGCAAGAAGGAATAATATATGAAGTTACCATTTCAAGTATATCTAGGAATCCTAGTTCAGGCACTCCTAGGAACGGCATCATTCCGAGTAGGATCAAAAACAGTTACTTTAGTGCATGTTGCCGGAAACCCCGTCCATTTTACTAGTAGTCAAGCAATTGTTGCTGCTACAGAAGCATATGCGGGACTCACAGGTACTGCCCAAATCGGCAGCATCCAGATTAATATTCAGTGATATAATGTCACAAGTAGGCGTAGCTAGGTTGATTGCAACAGTTGCCCATAAAGGTCAAAAACGGGCAGACGGCAAGACTGATTATATAACCCATCCATTAAGAGTAGTAGAACTAGTTAATGAATGGAGCAAGTCTATTGAGTATAATAAAGATATGATTGCCGCCGCCTGGCTACACGATGTAGTCGAAGACACTAAAGTAACCTTACTGGACCTAGAAATTTGGGGAATAGAGAAACCTATTCTACTCTTAGTTGGACTCCTCACTAAATTTAAGGGCGGCCCAGCAGACAAACATTACTACGACAATATAAAGAATAACCTCGCAGCACTTATGATTAAATGCGCCGACAGGTGTAGTAATTTAGAAGATGCCATCAAGGAAGTTAAATCAAGTAGTAATATTCCCAGATGGGAGCGGTATTTAGATAAAACTAGAGCAGACTTGCTTCCTTTATTTGTACCTAGTAAACCACATTGTAACTACATACACCTCCTAACTCACCAATTAGCAGAAGCTATCAAAGAATCGAAAGGTAATTAACTTGAACAAATTCACAATTATCCTAGTTGCATCCCTACTTACAGGCTGTGGAGGCGTCGTTGCGTCCAACCCACCCAATGAATACCTTATGAAGAATACAACACATGGATGTAAGAAGAAATGCCCTAGCCCAACACCCACCCCTACGGCAATTCCAACAGCAACTCCTACTCCCGTCCCTACACCAACACCTGTTCCAACCCCCGTTCCTAGTCCTACACCAATAGTTGTTACTGTATCAAACACTACAGACATCTTTGGTCAGAGTTGCCAAGAGATTCTAAGTGTGTCACAAGGGTATGCGTACAACCTCTACCTCACGTCTATGATATTGAACTCAGGAAACAGTGGAACACTGACTATATGGACTGAAGCGACCTGCACGGCTCAGATGGTCGGAGGCCCCTACACACCAACTATTGGCGTACCATTAACTATGAATATTCCTATGGTAAACAACGCCATATTTGCACTCTATATTCCAACCCCATACTCTGATGCCTACTTTACAGTGACGGCAACTGGTCTGCAGTAGAGTATATTAAACCCGTTTAATTAAGTCTAAGGGGACTTCTAAAATATCTCCATCAACTGGAGCAGAGGTCCCTATTACATGTTTATGGTCTGTGTTCTGCCACAGGCCTATTCTTTTTACTCCTTGAGGCATGTCAGGGTTCTCTTGGTTTGCATATTCAGCTATGTGGAAAAGGTGCCCAGAAAAGGCATCTGTACTCTTCATAATATCTCCCCAGAAACTATATCCTGTGTAGATAGTACATAATTTACCTTTTAGAGTAGCTTCTATTATTTGTAAGAACTGTGATAATCTATGAACTAAAACCCCAACATCAGTAACTCCGTCTTGTGATGCACCTTCTACATCAACCATAGGAACGAGTTGTCCTAGGTTCCCCTCAATAACAGATAGAAAGTTCTTAGACTGTTCTTCTGGAGTACTTGACCCCATGTGGAAGAAGTGATAGGGGCCGAATGGAATGCCTACAGATTTAGCTCCATCATGATACTCTCGAAACTTTGCGTCCTGGATAGTTCTACCTTCAGTAGCTTTAGCATATATAAATGCAGGCTTGGACGCGGATGAGCCCAGTTCAGCCCAGTTTATGTGACCTTGAGCCTCAGATATGTCTATCCCAAATAGTTTCTTTGGTTCTAATACTTTTGGTGCAGTCACTGGGGCAATAATTGGTGCAATAACCTCTACAGGCTTTGTCTCTAATTCTTCACTCATTTTATTTACTCTCCTAAATTGTTCTGGTGTTGTTCTAAACCTAAACATGCTCATAGGATATATTAATCCCCTGTAACTGTAATTGTGGCATTATATTTTCTCCTCTTATCTACTTTTTCTTTTATTTTCTTAGTTAAAGCATGTACTTCTTCTGCTAATGCCTGCATCGCCGCAAGTTTATCTGGATTAGGAGGTTCGGGGCTATTCATCTTCAATAACCTCCTCAGTCTCTTCAGCCGATTCTAGATCGTCTGCTATTTCTTCTATATCTTCATGTAACTCATCCAAAGATTTTATGGTCTTTTTAGCCAAGGAAGTAAAAGGGCTATTAAAAAATGCACTGTACTCACCTATGCCTTAAAGTTAGGTTCTTCGGAAATAGGTTCCATACCAGCAGTCTTTAGTTGTCTAATAAGCTGCCTGCCCCAAACTAGTGCCAACTCTCGTTCAGCCTCTATCTTTTCCACTTCGTTTCTTTCTTCTTCTAATAATTCATTAACATGCTTTAGTAGCTCTTTTGCCGATTCTAGTTCTTCAGATAAGCGGTCTAGTCTAGACGATAGGTCATCTACAAAACCCTTAAAGTCGTCTCTACTAGACTCAACAAATGCCAACTTAGCTTCTAGGGTTTTTGTCTTCATAGCTAAGGTTTGATTTTCTTCCACTACTCGTTTTACGTGGAACAGATGAATCCACAATCTTTCTATATTGTCTCTAATCTGGATTCTCCATCCAGTTATGGCCCCAGTTATGCCTAAGGCACTTAAGATTGTTATTATAGTTTGTATTTCTTGAGGAGTTAAGTTAGGAAGGAAGGGCAAATTTAGATTCATAATAGAGATTCCATTCATTTAGGATGCAGAAGTGTAAGAGCCAGAAACTACAAGATGTCCGCCAGATAAAGTAACATTTGCGTGGCCTCCGCCGCCTGTATTAGGAAGTGCGGGAAAGTAGGCATTAGTAGAACTTGCGGTAACAATACAACCAACATTAACATTAGTGCTATTTAAAACTACTGATAACCCCTGAAGGGTGCCTGTACAGGTAAATGGTAGAGAAATCATAGCCTGACTAGTATCAGCAGTAGTAGGGTAAGTTATATTTATTTGAACATTTACGTTTTTTCCTATTTTAATATAGGATGCGTTTGTAACAGTTAAAGTTAATCCTGCTCCTGATGTGTCAGTTAATACCCAAGTACCCACTTCAAAATCATTCAGAGTGGATTGAGTCCCCCCGCCTGGATTGGCATTAAATGTTATCCCACCAGAAGCAGAAGTAATTAAACCACCAATAGTTGGTGTGGAACTGTATGACGGGGCAGTTGCTACTCCTCCAGACACCAGAACTGAATTAACAGCAACATCTGATAACCCTGCTAATGTGCCAGAGCCTGAAGCATACAGAAGCTGTCCTGTAGTGTAGGAAGTAAGGTTAGTACCTCCTTGATTAACCGGCACTGTACCTGTAATCTTAGAAAAGGCTAAAGAAGGAATGTCGGTAGAGACTAAGGACCTAAATAGGCCAAACCCATGAGAACCATTCGGAGTAGCAAATACCTGATTCCCACTCTGGGCCTCTTCTTTAACTGGGGGGCCAAGTTCACGATCAAAATTCGGCATATACTACTCCTATTCTTTACTTATTAAACTATGTGATTAACATAGCCTGAAATTAGGACTACGTTTGTCGTTCCTGCAAATGCAGTAATTAATAATCCATTTTGAATCATACCGTTAGAAACAATTGGGAAGTTACCAGATTGTCCAGGGATAGAAACAACTATATTATTAGCTGCTCCTGCTGCTCCCCATTCTAAGGTTAATACTACTGCAGAAGCTGAAGTGTTGGTAGCAAATAGGGTTAAGACATCCCATGAAGATGTCCCCGCTACTGCTGTATGTACTGTAGTTCCTAAAGTTGCTGTCGCAGCAATTTGAACTTGTTTGCCATTTACCGAAGCCGACAAAGCCGACCGGGAATATACTGCCATTTCTTTTCTCCTTTATTGCGATAATTTAATCACGCACTAAATAATTCATTAGCTACTTGAATACTGGTGTTTGCGAACGGGACATCAGATGCTAACATAAGTCTCCATGTAGGAGTACCACTAGACCCGTCTGGTCCCGCATGAAAGGTGTTAGCTGATTCTGATGCCCAAACTGCAGAAAGGGTTCCAGAGGTTGTTACTGGGCTTCCAGAGACTGTTAAATCGGCAGGAAGAGACAGAGCAACACTAGTTACAGTTCCTGCAGTAGGGTCTGTTGTTAATACGTAGTTCTGCCCATCACTAGTAACCGATTTGCCGTTTTGCCCAATAGGTGAAGGTAGGTTAATTTCTTGATGAGTAAGTTGCCCAAGTCGGGCATCATAATTTGACATAGTTAACTCCTTAAGAAAATAGCTGTTGGGCTATTACTATATTTAAATCATCGGGTATAACTGATATTTGATTACTTGCCAAACTAATTGCCGTTCCTGCTGTATAAGTTCCTAAGAAGGCCCATACTGGAGAAGTGGCAACAAATGCAGTTTGTACATATACTGAACCTTGAAGGCCTGATCCAGGCTGAACTAATCTTGTACTTCCTTGAGGCTGTTTATCAAATGTACTAGCCCCTCCACCTGAGGTAGGGACTACAGTAGCGGCTGTAGTTGTTGGTGATGTCGAAATAGTGCTGGCGTCAAATCCAGTATTGTGAATAAAGACTTGAGCTACAGATAAAGGTGTTCTAGTAGAGCCGTCTGAGGCATCTGCTGGACCTACATTATATCCAGTAGAGATACTATTTTGTTCCAACATCGGCAACGCAAATACTAAGTTTCCAGAACTGATAGTCATTGCATCTGAATGGAACATAAAGCAAACTTGGGTAACACCACCAGGAACAGTAAATGCAGTATCTAAATGAATAGTGCCTCTTTGACCAGCAGGTTGGTGTTTCTGAGCATATATTGTAGTAAAAGTAGCTAATCCTGTGTAGTCTACAATTGCTATGTAAGCTCCCCCTGTAGACCCCCCAGAGGAAGTGGTAGCATCAATATATCCAGATTCCATTAAGGTCTGGGCGGTAGCAACTGTGATAGGCTCTGAAATAGCTCTAAATACTAATCCACTAGCTACAGCAGGTACTGCTAAGAAGTTATTACCTTGGGCATCAGACCCTTTACCAATATATCCATTATTGATGCCATCTATGTTAAAGAATTTCCAGTTTAAATTAATACCTGATTTGGTAGACAATCCAGTAGGCCCAGCATTGTTATATCCCCACATAGACTTTGTAAATCCTGAATCTACTACTAAATTAGCAGTTGATACAGTACCAGGAAAGGATAGTTTAATAGGACTAGTATAATTAGACTGAAATACAGTTCTTATACCATGTACATTATGAGTAGAAACGTATTGTATAGAAAAGTCATAAGGTATTCCTACAGCTAATTGTCCATAAGTCTGAACTTCTGCTTGTGTTTGTGGAGGTAGAGGAAGCCCTTTTAGGTTAGTGTATGAATAATCTGTCCAATCATATGTAGATGGAGTTTCTCCTTGGTTAATTAATAAGAAAGTAGTAACCCAGTTGGTGCTAGTAAGCTCAGAGCCGAATGTTCCTGTAGTAGAAATTGTACCTGTTCCAGTAGGAACAAGGTGAGATGAAAAGACAGTTGATACATTTCCACTTCCTGTATCATCTAATGATGAAAACGTGTCATATACAAATCCATTAGTAAATGTAGGAGTAGTGGGAGAAGGGTCATTAGTCAGATATATGATCTGAAAGATCGCTAGTGATGCAGAGATAGAGGAAGTTAATGACCCGGAAGGAACAGATATTCCTGGCCCACCAGCCACAGTATTAGTCATAGTACTAACTATTACTGATGAGTTGACACCACTAACCTCTCGTCCAATATAATTTGTGTAATAGGTGCTTCCAAGTGAATGTGGGAATGAGTCTACTGATGCATCCCAAATTTTATAGTAAACCCATGATGATGTATGAACGCCATCAGTAGCTAATGTGTACCCAAAACCAAGCATGTCAGAAGTTAAAGAAGCGTCGCCTAAACCAAAACAAAATATAACTAAATTGCCTGTTGACGGCTGATATGTCCCAGTTGCATCAAGTCGTATTGGAGTACGAACTCCTCGGCCATCTCCAGAGAAGTAGGGCAGTGCATATGTTTTAACTATACTTAAATCAGGAATCGGAGGAGAAGGAGCATTTTTCCTAAACCCCCAAAGAAGTCTATCAACAGAGTAGTCTTGTGGTACATTAGTTATTGTTAATGAAGTAGTTATATCCTGTAAAGACCCAGCAATAGCATTATTGTCAACTTGTGATACAAGGGCAGATAAGGAAACTGATCCCCCTTGGACTACTGGGGCAACTGGTATGCCTGTGGGAATGGGTAATGGAACTACAAAGATAGGAGGTTGTGCTGTCGTTCCTATTGTAGTGACAGAACCTCTAGTACCGGCAGTGTCTACATACCTTATTCCAAGATCATAAGTAGATGCATTAAGTAGATCATTCCATATAGCTTGATAACTACCTGATACATTAGGGTCTAAGGTGCCTCGTTGTGTGTAAGTAGAAGTGCCAGTTGGGGCACTAACTAATTCAATAAATGCTAAAGTACTAGACGAAGATGTGCCACCACTATTTAAGTATATATTAGCTACTGCATCATAAGTCAATGCTCCAATATTCTCAATATATGAGAATTGGGTGCTGCCTTGTGTAGTAACTGGGGCTGTCCCTGGTCCTGCTGATCCTGTGACAACTCCTGGGTATGTTGCTGATCCAACTGTAGCAATAGTACTTATGGCCCCAGAGAGGTCTACAAAGGCTGCAGAGATCGTTCTGTTGCCTGTTAGCTTCATCAGGGCGTTATACTGATTGTTAGAGGTCTGAGGTAGGTCTATATAGGCTCCAGTGCCATCTGAGACTCGTATTCCCTCCATCCAGGGTTGAGGAGAACCTCCTACCGTGAAGGCACAATCTGCATAGAAATTACCCGAAGAGATAGATAAGGGATAAGTTATTGTAACTGCAGAAATTACAGGAGCAGTTAGGGGAGAGGGATTATCAAGCTTTAGAGGATTATCACAAGTACCATAAAAATCCATCTCAAGATGTTTTACTTGATTAGCGGTGCATTTGAATGCTGGATATATGTGATTAGGATTAAGGGATGAACCTGAATCAGTGAAGTCGAAGTAATTGGTACCATCAATCCAAGCCTTAAGTCTATAAGATGTTCCACCAAGAAATGTAATCGAAAAGACAAAGGTATGAAGAACTGAAGGAGTTACTGAATGTATTACATCATAAATGTCTACTCCATTTTTAAACAGAGAGATATTGCCTGTAACAGAGGACATGTTAAACTGATATGTGTTAGTGCCGTCTGATATTACAGGACCCCAATCAGCAGTTCCAGTATTCTCAGAAGTCCAGTCAAAGAACATCCAAGAACCAACTGGCATTACGATACCAACTGTACTTACAGAACTGGCGGCAGTTTGTGTATATAAACCACCTGATAAGGACATACTAGGAAAAGCAGAACCAATAATATCACCAGAAGTTAATACTGGAGTAATAGTCTGAAGACTCGATAAGTAATAAGGAAATGCACCTGTTAAGGAATTAGAAGAATTAATTTGTATTGCTTCTACGATGGGAAATTCTGGTGGGTTAATATTGCCCACATGCGTACGAGTGCCTACGTTAGTAAATTTGGCCGATGGGGCAGACTTTGAGACCTGACCTGTAAAACTTAGAACTTTATGTTTATCTAAATCTACAGTAACAATTGATCCGCCTACATTTTGGGCATTATTATAGAAGAATTTGAATCCATGTGAACCACCAGGACCAAAAGGAGCAAAAGAAGAATCTATAGAATAAAGCGATTCCGCAGGAGTGTGATTATCAATTAATATTGTAACTAGGGTTGGGCTGTTTATGCTATCTACTGCCTGAATTACACCGACCCCGATGCCACGCACTTGCTGAAGCGGGAGTCCTGTTGGACTGATAATTTTACTTGGGCCACCTAGCATAATCAATCTCCCTTCTTATCTATTCTATAAACTTAACTGAAATGGAATTTTTCTTTGTTCGATTACGCCCGTGTCACTCATAAGCATAATCAACAGAACACAAGGCGTAATTTTGCGCTTGATTCCATATACCATCGTCTTAGAGACTGTTGCTCCTGTGTCCCATCCGTAGCGGACTGTGGAGGACTGGCCTAATGCTGCTGCGCCAGGCGTCCCAGTACCATAAAGAGCCTGTCCTTGAAATCCAGCAGTTGTAGTACCAAAAAAATCACTCATTCCAAATCTACAATTTCCGTAAAGGCTTAATGTTCCTGATGCCCCAGGACCTTGTGTCCAGGTGTCCGAGAATGCTTGGGCGCTGGTGTATGCAGTGATTCCGTCATGAGTTACCCATGCTGCAGGGCGAAGTAAGGGACGGAAAAATCTACGAGATTCTGCTGTGTCGAACGCTGCACGAAAATCATATCCCTGACAACTGGCCCCATAAAGAGAATTTTGGTAGCCTGTAAGGTCCATTACAGTAGCATTGCTTGGCGTAGAGCTATTGCCACTATAAACATTTCCTCCCGTTAATGCATTTCCATTAGCTGTTGCTAAAGTAGTTGTGCTGCCAGATACAACATAAGCATCTTCAAGAATATACATTGCCCTGAATATCCACAAATGGCTTTGTATCCCTGTTTGGATACCAGGAGCTACTGTGTTAATAGCTATTGTTAAATTGCCGCCATTCCATTGTGCTAGAACTGGGTTCAAACTTCCGTCTAAAACTGGTTGCCCATTCGAGATGACAGACGTGCCACCTATTGATACTGAGGCTAATAATGAAGTCTGCCCAATTCCTGTATTAGGTGTGCTTGGAATAGGTGCCCCTGTGTAAGCAGAATTACCACTAATATTAGTCTGTGCTTGTTTCTGCTGCTGCAGACGAAGAGTTTGTTTAATATTCTCTCCATCAAATTCCTTAGTAATCTGTTGAATATAGAAATCCTGATTAACACCAGTTTTGTGTTCTCTAACTGTAACACAGTCTCCAACCTGAAGTAAGGGATTATATAGAATTTCTATTTCTATGAATACAGTTGGTGTGCCGCCTTGGAATACCTGTGAAGAAGTTAATCCAGACATGAACATAACTGCTGATCCTGGGTCCATTCCTCCAACAGTTGCTAAGAGGGCAGAATTTACTTGGTAGTCTGGGAACTGTGAAAATATGTTAATAGAGTCAACACTATAGGAAATAACCTCTATGGGTTGTGAGTTAATGCCCGTAGCAGAGGCTGTAACAACATTAGTAATATTTTGTGATTGATATTCCACGGGAGCAGAGAGGATGTCCTTTTGATCCACTAAGGTTACAACAGAAGGACCATCAATTGCTAATTCCCTGAAGTTTAGGTATCCCAATTCATCAAAGAACAGTTGCCACTCAACTCCTCTAGGAGAGGTACACTTAGCTATAGTTTTGGCAATATCTAGGATTGAATTGCCTGAGACTGCCTGCATTATAGGAAGCATTGAACCAGAGTTATCAAACTTGAGGAAGTTAGGAGAGAAATTACCGAAGTCACAGAACAGATGCTTCAGCATTAGTTCGGGAGCCATCGACAGGGGTCTTACGTCTACAGATACAACAGAGTTGCTAGGAATTGCTGATCCAAAGGTTATAGTGCCTTTTGGGTAGTTTACGGTGTAGGCTAAAGTAGTTGCTGTATTAGCAGGACTAGCTGCTGTTCCTACATACACTGTTAGGGGAGTAAAATCTGATGCCCAAGCGGGTGCTGTTGTAGAATCTACCATCCAATTGACGGCATCACATATGTAAGTAGTTAAATCACCAGAAGGATTAGATAATTGATATGCAGAGTTAAAGAAACTAGAAGTCTGATTCCCATAAAGACGAGGAGGAAATTGAGTATAAATATCTCCATGAAACATTGCAAAGTTATCTAAGGCGTTAATAGTAGCTTTATTTTCTCCATTTTGTGACTGCTGATTGAATGCCTGGTTGATGAAGATACCCTCAGGAATGGCAGTTTCTATTCCTGCTCCGTCTACAATGCCGGAATAAATCTGTAACCTGTTTGCAACCACGCCCGGAAAGAAGTATCGGCCTAAAGAAGAGGTTGGAAGAATTGGTGAGGCTGATCCGTCTTGATTAGAAAATACAACATCTGCCGAATCACTTCCGGCCTCAAGAATCTTACTGATCCTCATAGAGAGGATATTGTTAAGGATGATTTGTGAGCCAAGCTTACTCTCGTCAACAGTGCCCAGAACGGGGTCAATTAAAGTAGGGGTCTGACAAAAAACCCATGCTCTGGGTTGTCGAATTGCTGTCCTAAGCAAGCTGGTAAGATTGGCCGAAACTGGCAGCATTTGACATTCTCCTCTCTTCTGTGATACTATGGCGATATGAAAAAGGCGTACTTAATTATGATGCATGATTGGTGTGGAGAATACTCTTCTCCTACTTCTGTAGTTCTATCTCTACATAATGCCGAAGAATTGCAAGAAGAGTATAACCTGTCTGCTGAACTTGATGCCAAAATTGACCATCCTAAAGATTGGCATGAATATTGCGATTATTATACAATCCAGGAAGTGCCTTTGTATGATTAAACAGCCAATGCTTGCAGGCAAAGTAGAGGACATAGACAAACTGAAGTTCCCTGTTCTCGTTACGCCTAAAATAGATGGCATTAGAACGATTACAACGCCCACAGGGCCTGTCTCTCGTACCTTTAAGCCTGTTCCTAACCTTCATATACGAAAGCTCCTCAGTGCCCTTCCTCAGTGGCTAGACGGAGAGGCTATAATCCCAGAGGCAGAATTCAATGAAGTATCAGGTGCTTGGAGGAATGAACTAGGAGAACCCAATTTTATTTACATGATATTTGATTATGTTAGAGATGGAAATGAAGTTCCTTACCATGAGAGGATGCAGGATTTGCAAAAACTATGCTTGGCACAAAAAGGTCACACATTTGTTACTTTATTGTTGCCGGAAATTGTAAACAACAGAGAAGAGTTACTCATAGCCGAAGAGGCTTATCTTGCTTCAGGTTATGAAGGGCTGATGCTTCGTTCACCTGATGGTCCTTACAAGTTTGGACGGTCAACCTTTAAAGAGGGCTACTTGCTGAAACTTAAACGATTTAATGACTGCGAAGCGGTAGTTGTAGGCTTTGAAGAACTGATGCATAACGAGAATCCAAAAGAAGAAGATGCCTTCGGCAGAAGCAAAAGAAGCGGGCACTCCGAGAATAAAACAGGAACAAATAGACTTGGTTCTTTAATATGCAGAGGACTTAATGAATGGAAAGGTGTAGAATTTAACATTGGAACAGGATTTGACCAGAAGACTAGAGAAGAAATCTGGCAAAGAAAGAACCTTTATGAAGGCCTACACGTATCATTTACATATCAAAAAGGAACAGAAATCACAGATAGGCCTAGATTCCCTGTATTTAGAGGCTTTCGGGCAAAGGAAGATATATGAAACTTGATGAATTCGTTAAAGCAGAAACACAAAAACTTGCAGACTTCTATTACTGGTATCAGTTGAGTGGGGAGGAAGACCTGTTCAAGAATCCTAATGGACATGCAAAATACCCCGCAGTGATGGCATCTTATGAATGGGCAGCTATGTTGAGAGTGTATAAGGCTAAGAATAAATGAAAGTACTATTTGCTATATATTTCCTACATAACCAGCATTTTGGACTCATAGACGAAAGAATGTGGCATAATTTATATAAACAAGGATTATGTATAGAAGTATATGCTAGTCGTAGTGCTTATGTACAAACTTCTAAAGAGAATAGCCCAATAATGATTTGTGAACTTAAATAACTAAGTCCCCTGAATCCACAAACTGCCGCCCCAATATCCTGGGAAGGCGGTACCGTATGTAGGAGGGTTCTCCGTATTATAGGCCACATAATTATTCCATAATGTAAAGCTGGAGGGCAGGTCCTGCGGAAAGCCACTTAAAACTTCAGTCAATAAAGTAGCCGTAGTAGGGGTGTTTGCAACTGCCCAGTATATTCTTAATTTAGAAAAATATAAACTGCTAGGTGGGGTCCAGGTCAAGTTATAGGCAACATTTGCAGAAGAGGTATGAATGTGGGTAACTGTGCCCACAACGGATTCGCTTGTAGCACTTCTTGACGTAAAGACTGTGCTCCAAAGATAGAGGTCTTGCGCCGTAGGAATGAACCCGGCTGATCCAGAAAGTGTGGCTGTTATGGTTGGGGCTACTAGGGTATTTAGTGGTGTCCCTGTTCCAGAATAGGGCGAAATCACAAGAAAACTTGCCTGAACTGCCCAAATGTTACGGGTAAATCCTGCAAGCTGTTCACAGGAATCAATACACAGGACGCCCAAGTAACCAGTATTATTTTGGTCAATCATTACGATTGGGCTAATCTGAGTAAACGGCACTAGTAGCTGAAGCTGAGAGTAGTCAAGTTGGTTCCAACTGATACTGACCTCGGAAACCGGCCCCTCGAAGGCCCCAGTCAAAATTGCTGTGGAATTTGTTGTGGCTACGTATTTTCTTAAATTTGCAGGTTTTCTCTTAACGGTGATTGGGTTAAGGTTTACGGTGAAAGTATTACCAGTATTAGAAGGATCAAAAAAGGTGTAATAATTTACGGCACCTAGTGTAGTTGGAAAAATCTGATTGAGAGTTGCCACAATTATTGTATCCTTTCTTCTTTATCTTACGTCATATAAGACCCTATTTTAGAGACAAGATACCTATGAAACGTACTGGTATCCACTGTTATTTGCCCGAATATTGTATGCTTGTGTTGATTTAGCTATTGTTTTGCCATCCAACTGGGTAGTTGTATTAAGTAGTATAGGTTGTGTACTTCTAGCTGCTGTATTAACTGTTGCAGTGGGTGTTACAGTGCCGGAATTAGCATAGTTAGCTGGGTTAGCTGCTGAACCGGGAGTATTATAAGAGCCTGGCATACTAGCCATTCCAGTACCATATTGATTAAATACTACTAATGAAGCAGCACCGGCATTAAGTCCTCCATTAAAGGCCACTAAACTTTGAGTAGTATTATCTACTGAAGTTAATAAGTCTTTCCAATTCTGTGTAGAACCGGCAATTACCTTACCTGAAGCATCAGTTAGCCCCTGTTGTCCGTTGTGCAGTTTAGAGAGGCCTGTAGCTGATCCTCCAGCCGTCTGGGCATTGGCCGTGTTCCATAGGTCCAATGAGGCTCCTGAGAGGCCTGAGCCCCCCGGATGAGCCTTTACAAACTTGTCTATGTACTGTAGTTCTGATCCGCCTAACCCTTGTTTTAGAGTAGCGTCCTCTAATACATTACCATTAGCTTGGGTATAGGATTTGCCCGCCACATTAGCTGCTCCTTGAGCATATCCTGAACCGGCAATTTGATCCGGGGTTAATGTAGCATTCTTCTTAGGACCAAAGAGCCCACCAAGCATTCCGCCTAAAGCAGAACCAATAGATGCCCCTACAGGGCCTCCAAAGGCCATTCCTGCTCCGCCGCCAATGAGAGAACCTATACCAGAATCTGCAGATGTACCAAAGGCATTAATGATATTACCAGCAGTTCCTATGTAGCTTCCAGTAGTACCTGCTCCGCCTTTTAGACTACCACCTGCTATAGATAATGCATTTCCTAGAGGAGTTTTACTCATTCCTAATCCCAGGGCTGTACCAATTCCTGCTACTCCACCTAAGGCTTTGACGGCATTCTCTACTCCACTGCCACCCCCTAAGTTCTGGCCTGTTAAAGCAGAATTACTAATAGAAGCTGAATAAGCTATAGAACCGTTAATAGGTCCTCCAGGAAACGACCCGCCGCCAGTTAGAGAACTAGTGCTTCCTCCAAAGTCAGCAACAGCCTGCACAAAGTTATTAACATTATTAGTTAAATCAACTTTATTACTATCTACATAATCCTGTAAAGCTTTATTAGTTTCCTTTTGTGCTGTATCCTGCCCGCCAATAGAACCTAATAAACTACCCTGTAGCTGCTTAATATAATTCTTAACATAGTCTTGGCTAATAGCCTGCATAGTGCCAGCTAAGAATCCTGGGTTAGCTAATTTATCTTTTTGTATCTGTGCTAGCTTTTGTTCTGCAGTAATCTTCTGCTGTATCTGAATTAGTGCCAATTTTTCATTAGCACTTTGCATAGCTGAATGAGTGTTACTAAGACTATACATCTCTTCTTGGATAGTTTTCTGTTGATCTAAGGCAGAGATAGTTTGGTTAATTACATCAATGTTGGTGTTTCTTTTATTCTCACCAAACATAGAATTATTAATGCTTTTCTCAAGTGACTTACCAATGAAGTCAAACCCGGCACTAACCGCTTTGTACCAATCAGAGGACTGAAGGGCATCTAACTTCTCTTTAAACTGATCTACTGAATAACCTACTGATATTACTTCATCATTTAGCCCATGAAGTTGATTAGCTTGTTGAGTTAGTGCAGTATTACCAGCAGTTTCAATAAGTTGATCTTTATATCTAAGTTGTTCATCCTTAAGTTCACGGATTAGCTTAATCTGGTCTGTAAGGGCCTGTGTGCTCTTAGAGCTACCAGCGCCTTTACCAAATGATAATAAAGTATCTAAGCCCTTTTGCTGCGCTTCATAAGTTCCCTTAGTCATTGATTCGCCAAGAGACTTAGCAAATTTTGTAGAAGAGTTTTCGGCAGCATCTGCCTTTTCTTTAGTACTTACATACGTATCATTAATTCTCTGTAATTCTTGTTCATACTTTACACTACCTATAAGAGCTACGGGCCATTGTGACAAAGAAGCCATAGCTGCTTTTCTATCAGACTCAGCACGATTTTCCATCTTACCAGATAGTGCGGATTTTCCGCCAGAGGATTTAGAATCACCAAACTGCTTGTCTAGTTGAGAGAACGCAACAGACTGCGACTTAAGGAGTCCATCAAGATTTGTACTAGCTAAGGTTTCTTTAAATTGTAGAGCATCATCACTAATACCAGACATGTCCTTTTTAAGATTACTAATTTCAAGTCTAATACGTCTAGCTTCTGATTCAGCCTGATAATATTCGTTTAAGAATCCTTTTCCTTCTGTTGTTCCAAGTCCTGCGGCACTAGCTTTAGACTTATAAGAATCTGCAAGAGCCTTAAATTGGCCTTCTTGACCTGATAAGCTTCGTATCTCTGCAGTATCAAGTCTGCCCTTTTCTTGGAGGTCTTTAAGAAGGGGCTTAAGAGTTTCTGAAGTAAGCCCGAAAGTTTGGATTTTCTTTTTATCACTTGCAACAGACTCCTCTATAAGATTTTTATTCTCACTTATCTGTTCGTTATAGTCCTGATATTTATTCTTGAGGTCTGATAAGGCTTCTCCAGCTAAGGCATAGTCTTTAAGTTGTCCAGCCCCGCCTTTATTATCAACAAGATTCCCACCATTTTGTGGATTATTTTTGTTCATAAGTGAGAGTATTCTTGCTTGTGCCGAGGTTAATCTATCTTTTAGTTTAGGATCATATGTATTGCCAATATTTTGAACGGCAAGTGTCGCCTCTTGTCCTTGTAAATAACCCGGAACATCGGCAGGAGCACCAAACTGAGTTTGTTTGCTAGTTAAAAATGCTGCTTTATTAACAAATTCTCTTGTTTCGGTCTGTGTTTTGCCTTTTTGGTCTTGATATTTTCTAGTTGCCCAAACAGGACCACTATTCTGTGCTGCTACTACTTTACCAAGGTCTTCTGAAGTACTATCTAGTATAGCCTGTCTAGCATCTAAACTAGCTAATTCTTGATTATAATCTTTTACAGCCTGAGCCTGTTTATCAGGACTTCTTATATCCCAAGCTCCTGGTTGTTGGGCCTTCAAATTGGCCCTTTCGGCTAATAACTTGTCTTGAGCAAAGCTAAACGACATAAGTTTAGCCGCATTAGATGCCGCCTCACCCATACCAGCTAACATCGGTATTACAGAAGAGGCTGTATATTGGACAAAGGATTGCAGCATAGGAAGCATTCCCTGTCCTACAGCTATTTCTAAGCCTTCCCAAGCCGCTTCAGTCTTTGCTAATTCAACTTGATAAGTCCCCTGCATGTCCAGTGCAAGCTGATCTTCCAGTCCCATATTCTTTGTTATCTCTGTTTGCATCTTTTTTGCATCAGAGAGATTCTCAAGAATTGCTATTAGAGCTTGGTACTGCCTAGCGCCAGTTAAATGTACTGCTAAGTCATTTCTTTGTGCAGTTGTTAACTTCTCATATGTGGCGGCAAGCTGATCCAGTACAGTTTTTTCCTGACCAGGGCCTTGAGCGGTAGTTAATTTTGATACATCAATACCTTGTAGAGCCAAAGATTTATTTTTAGAGGGATCAGACAGCCCAGCTAATCCCCCAGCTAATCGGCCTATCTTTTCTGCAGCTTCTTCAGCAGCGGGTCCTGTGTTACCAAAAGACCTAATTAAACTTTGATTTAGTGCTACGGTTTGTAAAGTATTAAATCCTAAAGACTTTAAAGCAGCAGAATCTTTCTCTAATGACTTAACTAAAATGTCAGCACTATTTGCAGAACTTCCCATTGCTTCGCCATTTTTAGCTATGTTATGCAATCCTGCGCCTGCCGAGACGGCAGCAGCGGTTATCATCTCTAAAAGTTCGTGGGTGTGGCTAAGGTTAAATACTGTCTTTTCGTCTCCAAGACCTAACTTTTCTCCAGTTAGCTGAGAACCTAAAGCAGTTAAGGTCCTATAAGTGTCTTCTAATTGAGTACCTGTGGCATTTTGAAATTCTAATGCCTGGGCTGTCATGTAAGAAGCAGTTCCTATGTCACCTGTACGCTTATACCAAAGAGCTAAGTCTTGAGCAGTATCATTTACGTTATCACCATATTGAGATGCTAAAGCTATTGATTTTGTTAATATGTCATTCTGGGTAGTATTATCTACAGTCTGGCCTGCATTTGTACGCGATTGCTGATAAGCCCCAAATAATACTCCCTGTACCTGAAATTCAGATGCAGCTTTTAATGATTTCTCAAATGTTTGTGCTGCTACTGATGCTACCTCAAAGACTGCTCCTAAAGCAATCCAAGATACCATCATACGACCCATATAACCTAATTCTTTTTCTAAGGCACTAGGTCTAGCACGAAGCATTATCCCCTGAGATTCAAGAAGGGCATTAATTTCCTTTAGCTCAGACTTCTCCATGTTATTAGTCATGCCGAAGCCGGATAACCCACCCTGCTGTTCTACCTGAGACTTAAGTTGTCTGGCGTAAGACTCTCTATCAGCTAAGGACTTACGCATTGCAGCTTCTTCGTTAGATGAAGCCTGATTAAACATTCCTCCGTACATTCCCGTTTGAGCAGATCGCGCAGATAGTCCTGCCTGTCCTTGGTAGTTAGGAATAAGTTTAGAAAGCTGTGCCTCATTGTGCGAGGCATTCATTGCAGCTAAGTTAGCTACTCTACCAGCTTCAGCAGCCTGTACTTTAGCAGCAGCTAAGGCTTGGTATGCTCTTATAGAAACGTAAGCATTTATACTATCTTGTTCTGCTTGCCTTGCACCCAAGGCTGTCTGTTTATTAACTTCAGTTTGCCAAACAGCAGTTGATTTAAGTAGTGCCTGCTGTTTCTTAAGTTCTGCCTGCTCAGTCTTAGTGGCGGCATTGACTTCAGCATCTACTGACCTTTGGAGATTTGATACGACGGCATTGACCTGTTTAATAAGTGCAGCCTGAGTTTTTAAGGCATTAGCTTCTATAGATTCAGCAGAGGTTTTAGAGGCTTTGGAAATTTTCTCGAAAGAAGTAGTAAGTCCTGAGATATTATTAACCCCAAGAGATTTTAACGATTTTTCTATTTTGGAGAATTGAGCTAATACATCATCAACATTAACGGAAAGATTGATTAACGCATCATTACCTTCAGCCATATATAATTCTCCTTAGTATAGTAAACAAAAATAAGGACTGCCGCAAATATATCAAATGATACACTAATGACAGTCCTCTCTTCTATCTCTGCAGATTTGGATTGGAATAGTTAAATCGCTCAATTCCTTGAGGACCAACACCATTCTCTTCCTGATCTTTTCTTTTCTTCTTGGTTTCACGATCACTCACCCAAGCAGCAAGTGAACTGTATAGTTCTTCATCCCAAGCGAGGTCTTCTTCTGGAGTATATCTTTGACGATAGCCTTCAAGAAGTTCTCTAGTTGGTTGTTCATTATAAGGTATGTTCGCGATAGCTTCACTTAACCCCGCTCTATTACATACCATATATAAAGTATCAATAACTGCCGGGTCTTGTTCTAGTAGCCATAGGAGCCCCTGTACGCCGCCCCCATATCGTTTTGTGAGAGTGTCTGCCTTACGAAGCGTTAGGCTGGCAGAGAGACTTTTGGGCTTAGTAAGCCTTCTGTAACTGCCTTATCAGCAGATGTAAGAAGAACTACTAGGTCATTAAATTCCAATTCAGAGGCATCTTTTATGTCTTTAAATACTACATTCTTTTCTACATCATGTATAATATAAGCAGCAGTCTGTCTAGCAGTTGTTTCTGAGGCTCTATTAGACGCATAGAAGTGGGCTCTACGGGCATAGGCGAGGTTTCGTAAGTCCTCTAAGGGCAGAAGTACTAATTCTTCCTTCTTAGCCTCTAGGAGCTTTTCTAGGTCATTCTGCACTTCTATACTATCAACTGATTTCCCGTCATTCATTGCAAGCGCATCAGGAACTAAATCGTTCTTGTCTGCCTGAGCAACGTAAGAGGCAAGGGTCTTAGCATCAGAGCGTTTAATCTGTGTAAAAATGGCACCAGTGTCAACTGATGTATCATCATACTTTAATCGTACTTCAGAGTATGTCTCTTCCCAAAGGTCTGAAATACTTTGACTCTCAGCTAGTGAGAGCTTGCGAGCTAGGAACGAAAAATCCTGCCCATTAATTGTTGAGGTAAAGGGTACGTAGGGGCGGCTTGCAGCGATTAACAAGTCCAAGATACTACTTGACATAATAATCTCCTAATCTATTCTGTTCTAAAATCCCTCTGGGTTCGTATAACGCGAAATAGCTTGATAATGAGCCAAGCCTTCTGGGGGAGCACTATACAATAAAGTATGCATTTCTGTATCATACACTTTACCAAGAGTCGTTAAAAACGTCTCCATGTGAGTTTCCGGCACTAACAAATCGGCATAATCAATTAATCTCTTATGCAGCATTCTAAATTGATTCTCTATTAAACAACGAAAATCTTTAGTAGGTCCGTCAACTTGGAAAGGCTTTAAATGCTTCTTTACAATAGCAAGCGGCACTATAGAATCTCTAACAATATTCTTGTGGAAATTCCTATGATACTTAGCCTGATTGTAGGCTTCTGCATATTTATAGTTAGCCTTAGGGTTCTTATTTCTCTCAGCTAAAGGATAGGCATCATTAATAGCATAAAACACTGGCTTAATTAACTCTGAGGAACGCTTGTAGAAAATCTCTACACATTGCTCATCTAGACCTAGTGAAGAAAATTCCCTCTGTCCTGAGGATTTTGGCTTAATCATTTTGTTTCTCATCTCATCTTTTATTTATAAAAGTGTTTGTTGTCGTAGTGTGACTACGATTCACCGCATAAAGTGCGGCAAATGGGAGACCTAATCTCCGCATGAAAATTGAAGGCCCATTAAGCATATTCTATTTGCCTATCTTCTCCAGGGCCTAGGGAGCGTATATTAGATAATTCCTTTAAAATTACTTCTCAGGAACTATGCAGGGACCACATATGAGACGGTTAGGGTCCCAGTTATGTCTTCTGCTGTAATTTTTATTGTATTGTCCGCCTTGTTGGTAGAATCAAACGACAAATCTTTTATGACCAAATGAGGGCTGCTGTAGGTTGCAAGAGCAGTACTGATGTTGAATGGATCAAGAAGAGTAATAACGAAAGGAACCTTTGTTGCCAAACCAATTCTGGTTAGGTAATTCAAGTCCTGGAAGTCATTAGCAATTGTTCCGCCCTGTGAAGTTAGGTTCTGTGAACCTGTTGACAAGAGGGACAACATCTTCATGTCTGATTCTTTTACATCGAATGAGATAGCAACGTCTGGGATTTGAGCAACACCATAAACAATGGAGTTTTCTCCGAGGCCCTGAACGTGGTCTCTCTTCCATGAGAACTTAATGCTTGCACTTTGTACGCGGGCAAGATTTGCTGCATTAATAGATACTGGAATCATACGGGAAGTAATACCGGCTCTATCATCCTTATTTAGGATGTCTGGTGTTGAAGAAGGGACAGTAAGGGGGAAGGAGTTTGTGTTATAAGACACAACTACTAGCCGGAATACATCTCCTGCTACAAAGGCATCAGAAAGGGTTAGGTGCTTTGTGCCGTTGTTGTATGTAGCTGTCTTGCCGTTTGGTGAGAAAGCTTCATAGTAACGAACTGGAACTGCTGTTAGTGAGCCCAATGGAACCTTCTCAATCTTGAGGAAGTATTGTGCTCCATTTTGCTGCCAATATGAAGGTACGGCAGTTGTGTTTAGTGTTGGAAGGGGTTGTGTTGGGTCAAGAGTATCTGCACCAGTATCTGTGTAGGAATTGGTGAGTACGTTCTTAAGGAACACTTCTCCGCCTGCTGTACGGCCATAAACATCATAAGATGTTGCGGCAGTCTGATTGGTCCAAGCTAGAGCTACTGAGGAGGTTGATCCAGAAGCTACATAAGTGATTGTTTCTGCTGATGCTAGGGTTGTACCTGAGCCATTGCGGGCAGCAATTCTATATGTATAAGAAGCAGCAGGTAGGGTGCCGCCTGAGCCTGAGCCAGTTGCAACTTGTCCAACTACTGTTACTAAAGGAGTAGGAAGATAAATTTTTACTGTATCTTCATCTGCACCAAGAATGTTGGCAATATTTAGATAACCGGCAGAAACGTCTGCTGAAGTTACCAAATAGGTCTTTGGAAGGAAGAAACCTGGGAAGGCAACTCCATTAGGACCACGGCCATTCATCGTATCCATAGCTAATCCATTTTGTTTAACATCAATGGTGTAATCATCAATAATGCAGTCTTGCATATAAATTGATTCAAATATTGTGTTAGTTGGATCAGCAACCATGCGGATGAAGTCAACTGAGGCATTTTGGAACTGTGTTAATCCTGCAGTAAAAGTCTGACCTGAAGTTGTTGGGTCGAAAGGTAAGCCCATGATGTGAGCAAGGTTCCGTACGCCGACATCAGTCATATCAACTTTCCACTTGATTTCACCAAGTTCATCTGCTGCGCCTACGCGGGATTGGTCACCCATTTCTGAGACTTCTTGGATTGGTGTTGCCATTCCGAAGGAAGTAGAATTGACGCGGTTAAGGCGTACAACCGCTGCAGAAGATTGTGTTGTAACTACTGAAGTTTTGTTACAAACCCAGATTGGCGTAAGCCTATCGGGCACGCTTGAGACGGGGAACGGAACGAGCGAGCTAGTCAATATTGCCATATTAGTGTGGATTCTCCTTTGAGTGATATGGGGCTTGACGTAGCCCGAAGACTGTGGTATAGTTTAATGGTCTTAGAAAGGACTAAAAAAATGTCTGATAATTATACAGTAGCTGATATGTTCCGAGGCTGGTCCTCTAAACCTAATGAAGGCAAAACGGCTTCAGAAATCGTTACAGAAAACTACAAAAATATGACACCTCAAGAACGGGATATTTATGAGGCATATTATGGTGGATAGAGAAATCTCAATTACAATCTCAGCCCAATCCTTTAATGATGATCCTGAGACTGAAACAGAAGACCTTGAAGCCCTGTTTGCTGAAATTCTTGGGGATAGAGGCTATAAGAACTTTTGGGTCAATGCCTCAAACTATGTTCATGTACAATGAAGAACGAAGAACTTCCCTGTAATTTCCTACCTTGCCAAAATTTGCGGCATCAGGAATCAACACTTTGTAAAGAATGTCTAGAAGATATAGAAAAGGATAAACAGAAATGAAATATTTTGTTACGGGGGAATCTGTATCTGTTATGGAGCCCCACACAAAGCTAAAAGATGCGAAGGGCGAAGCGGATGGCCTGTCAAAACAGTATAACGAATGCTTTATTGTTTTAACTTATGAAGATGATGTTTATTTTGTAAAATATATATCTCATGAAAACCTAAACTAAAATTTAACTTCTTTAGCAATCTTATAAACAGATAATCTAAAGGTCTCAGTTTGAAAGCCCGAATACATCCCCATCCGGGGGTAAGTCTTACTGGTTTGCCAGAACTGGGGGCCATCATCACCATAAGGTTTAAGTTTATAGTTATTGCCGAAAAGAGGAGATTGAGTAGCCTGAGAGCCATACTCGAACCAAGGGAATACTCCATACTCTGATGTATGAAGGATAGCTCCGTCTTTTTTATTATAGTTCTGCCATCCAAATGTACTGCCTGATTCTAATGCCGCCAGATGCCCCAGAGATAGGCTCAGAGCACCAGGATTACTAGTCCAGGTAGTAGGAGACATAACAAGTTCTGATAACCACTGACCGGGCTTCCTAATAAAGCTGATACGTTCTCCATTAGAGGAGATTACAGGATGTTCTCCCTCACCAGAAAAGACTCCGCCTTCATATCCCTGTATGTAATTATACTCTGTGGTGGGAGCAGGAGTACGGGAAGAAATATCTTTGAGGCATTCTACAGCAACTGATTCCCAATTACTTTCTAAAGCAGCTTTTAAATCCTCTACATACCTTGTATATCTTTGTTTGAAGCCTGAAGTATCAATACTGACTGAGGCACTTGCCATAATGTCTCCTCTGTGATATATTAGATACATGAGTAAATATTTTGAATCTTCGGCAAAGTCTCTTATGACCAAACTCCTAGAGCCTCAACATCCCACAGACAACTATCTTGAAACTATAGAGAACCATCTTAAACGAGTAGCTCTAGATGCAGTACTTGATAGTGAAGTAGAGGCTGAAGCAGCAGGTGATATTCCTGCCCGTAGGTGGATGCCTGATGCTTTTACCTCTTCACCTTGGGACTTAACACCAGAAGACTTTTAATGAAGAAGAGGTATTATGATAAAGCTGCTACATTCTCTCATGGTGCCGCTAGGTTCTATGAAACCTTCCCAGAAGTCAAGGCCTTTACAGAAAAAGTTAAATCTAGAGCTATTAGAGGTAATAACTTCGACTCCACAGGACTGTTAAAGTTACTAGATGCTCATTCCCTAATAGCCATTTTGAGTCGGTAGAGGAAAAGTAAGCGTAAGACTAAAGTCAAAGCGCCTTTTCACGAGGGCTAAAATCGGCATCTTACCTTTAATATCGACTATCCTTGCATCAATATAAGCATAATCAACTATTGCTGGAGTAATTAAACTATAGTCTGTTAGCCCCATCGTCAACTGGGTTGTTAAGCTCTTGAAGAGACTACGTAAGATATAGGCAGACTGTAGGGAAGCCTTCTGAGCACCTGTACTAGGATCAACATATAACCCAGGATATACGCACATCATTATCTGTGTCTTATTCCATACTAACTGGTCTGCATTACCCGTACTCCACACAGGACCTACGTCCATAGGGTCTTCTAGTACAATTGCAGGGACTGTGGAGATAAGAAGAAGGTCATCTGGATACTCTAGTAGTACTTGTATATGCTTACTATAGTTAGTAGAAGCTACTGCTGTATTATAAGGAGCCACTATATTAACGTCTAGTAACTGTTGTACAGAAGACATTACATTAGTTAGTAATGACTTTCCAAGAGGTAGGTGCGGAGTGATTGGAGGCATATTATACTATCTCCGATGTGCTCTTAAGATATACAGACTGTATAGTACAAGTTGCCATAACTCTGCCTTCATCTACAACTCCACTAACTTTAGTGAAGCGACTTCCATCTAAAAATGGGTCAATATATTCAGCTTGTGCTAGTAGAGATTTATATAACATAGGAATAGTAATAGTCCCTTTAATTACTCTATTACGCCCTACTTCAGTAGGAACCATGGTATCGTCCTCTAAGAACTGGCCTTTTATATACCTGAATGTATAATGTGAAGAATCTTCAACTGGGTCGTTGTCAGACGTAAAGAGGTTTTGACCAGGGGTATAAGTAGCAGGAACACCTGATCCAATACGCATTACTAACTGCATTACAACACCAGTCATATTAAATATATTTAGTTGGTGCCTTAGCACACGCCTATATGAAAATTTCGGCACTATAAGCACCAACCTTTTATATTATTCTTAGTGTCCTAAAACAACCCAGTCTACTGAGCAAGTTGAAGAAGCATCTCCACCAAATACTTGAATTGATATAGCTGCTGCTGTAGGGGCTGCACCATTTGGGTAAGCAGCTAGAATCTTTAATGTAGCTGATGTATGACTACGAATAGTCAATACAATGCTGTCTGTTGAAGTTGCAAAGGGAACTGCATAAGTTACAAGTGATGGCGCGGAACCGTCTGCTGCTACAGCAGTCTTTGTTCCTCGTTTAAGAACATTAGAACCAATTACTAGTGATTCTGCCCCGGCAGCACCAGATACAATAGCACTAGCAGCAATACTGATTGCTGGAGTTGCTCCGCCTGAGGATGCTATGGGGGAAGTTCCTGTTACTGATGTGACTGCGCCTTCACCAGAAGCTACTTGAGTTACTGTAGCCTTCTTATGTACTCCGCCTTGGGAAATTACTACAAGGTCTGAACCTGAAACGCTGCCTGCTGCAGATAAACTGGCAATAGCAACATCATGAATTGCAAAAAGATCGGACATATTATGTTATTCTCCTTAGATTTTATCTATGGGCTAATGCCCGATTTAAACTAGTCGCACGTTACATTGAAGGTGACTGTTCCACCCGCAGTCCACACGCTTGCTAATGTATATGTTACACTAAACCCATAGCCGCCGACGATTGGAGGGGCTGGTGGAGGTAACACATTGACTTCGCCTGTAATCGGAGAGGCCGGAGGTGCAGTTCCTTGTACGTTTGCGGAACAAAATAAATCTGGATTTTGTGTTGTGAATAAAGCCGTGCAGGTAGTCCCACCCGGAGCTATACTACAGGAAGGAGCGGTTAATGGGTGCCAGGGCCGGGAAACGGTCACGCCAGTATCCGAAGTTATGCCATTTGAATTATACAAAAGACCAGTAACAATAACTGAACCTGATGATCCGCCGCATAAGTTACTAGGACCGGCTTGTAATCCCAATGACCATGGACCACAAGAACCGGGAGAGGCGCCCGATCCGCCTGATGAAAGTTGAGCTATTCCCCCACCAGTAGTTCCCCACGACACACCGCCACCGTCTACGCCGGTTGTGCCAATGGATAAAATACTGTTACCCCGCATATTTAGATAATTAGCACCAACAGAGTTTGTCTGCAGTCCTGCACACATGGCTACGGAGCCTAGATTAGTGTCAATAAGCAGGTAGGGGCCGTTATTGAAGGTATCATTTATCGCAAGGCCGTTTCCCGTAACTCCAAAGCAAGACTGTGAAGCGTCCGCGCCTATGTTTATAATCGCCCCGGCACTTCCCGGAGCGCCTAGTATATTGATTAGAGACGGCCTATTCGTATTCACAACACCATAGTTATTCGTCCCCGTCCAGTTATTCGTGCCTGCGAAGGTTGGGCCGCCTCCACCACTTACTACCCAAGAAGGGGAGGTACCATTAGTGCCTAATACTTTACCAGACTGTCCTGTTTGGTTAGGAAGCTGGAAGTAGGGTTGAAATACGGCGTATGAATATCCTTGTAGGAGGATAAAACATAGAGAGACAAGAGTTAAAGAGCGTAGAATTTTCATTATGAACTAACTCCAATCGAACCTTGCCAACCACCAGTACCAGTTACATAAATAGCCTTATGAGCCTGTCTACGTACAGGATAAGTCTGATTAGGGCCTGTGGCTGGAATAACTGCAAGAATAGTGCCGGAACCTGCTGTATTATCATAAAATATTAAATCTCCACTAGGAGCACTGGCATTCTCTACAGTTACATCAAATAGGACGACTCCACCATAAGAGCATATAATGCCGTCTGATCCTGGAATAGGAATAAGTGTTTCAGCAAAATCATTTATCATTATATACCTCTTTATGTTAGTTCTGTAAGATGGGCAGTTCCATTTACTGCAGACCAAATCCCTGAAATTACACCAGTATAAGGAATGCCTGTTCCAGACATTTCCCAAGTATTACCTGCTAAAACCTCATCTGTGTATATAACTAGGCTTGCTGTAGCGGCATAAGCTATAAATAGTGTTTTAGTACTTCCATTTTGCAGTATTGCACCTTTTCTAGATGCATTAGAAGCTAATAACACAACAGTAGTTGCAGATGAAGCAACACTGGTTAGAGTAGCGGTAGCCGATGTTGTAGGTGTGATAGTAACTGCAGGAGTGGATAAAAACTTTACTGACATTTCTCCTGTGGCAGACACTGTACCTACATTACCTGTAGAGGGGTCTAAAATAGCAACAAAAGGATTACTAGACATGAAGTTCTCCTAACGTATATTTAAGATGCAACACCAATTGTAGCGGCCCATCCAGCTACATTTTTTATATATAAAGGGGTTATACAATAAATTCCTATAAGCCAGGTGCCTGTAGGAGTATATTTATTAACTGCGGCGACTAATATACCTGATGGGTTTTCTAGATAAAAAAGCAAATCATCAGGAGGCACCGTTGGGTTATATACTGTTATGTTTACCACTGTTATACTAGGGTAGGGAACTAAAATGCCATCCGAGGCAGGCAGAATGATATAGTTCGCCGCAAAAGGCGGTATCATAGAGGCTATCACCCTTCTTTTGTTCTAAATAAGAATTGGAGCAGGCGGCGGATAGAGACTCTTCATCATACCTGTCTACATGTACCTCAACAGGTCCTTTATCTCTGAGAAACAGAGGCCCACTTATTTAATGAATAACCCCTAGTACTAAAAGTAGCAATATTACAACTAAAGGCGCTCCACAAAGCCAGAGTATTAGTGGAATAAGAAGCGGCATTAGATGTGCAACCCATAATGGCTTATACCAAGGATAAGTACAGCAAGCCATAAGAATCCAGGAATGAACCTAGGAAGGGTTAGAGGAACGGCAGCAAGTGCCATGAAGATTACGAATAGAATTAGTGACATGCTCATAAAGAACACACTTTCGGAGATAACTTTTCTGGTTAAGAAATTGGCATGGTGCTCGGGTAACGCACCCGTCTGTGGAGATTTGGAGGCTCTACTGATCCTTGATCTCACCATATAAGTGCCTCAGGTTACGGCTACTGAAGCTCCCACCAATCGTATCCCTGCAGAGACGGCGGATTACATATTATTTATTTAGTCTCTAATTATGCCTTAGAGAGGTCAGACGCAGTTCCATCCACAGAATGCTCAGGCTATACTTGCATTGGACCTAAGATATAAATATCCATAGGAGGGGTATACCCAGGAAGCCATCCTGGCCCATTCACTAGACTTTATTTGTTAGTCTAGCCGACACGTCTACAAGGACGGGTTTCAACTCCCACGGGGTAGAGGAGTGGTGTCTATGAAGCGGCTCACAGTTTATCGGAGTCCTTAATAGAAATCCCGTTAACATTTTTATACTAGTGGAATTGTTGGTGGAAATACTGTGGCATTAATTGTAGCAATATCTAAATCCTGTGTTGCAGGAACAGCTTCTCCTGCTGCTACATCAAGTATATTAGTTATATAGTTAATATTAGGAGCATCATTTACAATTATCTTATGTATGCCGCCGATTGTTACTTCGTGTGCCATCTAGAGGATACCTCCGATAGATTTATCCATCTAGGGTTTGTTCTCAATCCCAAGGGGATGAGAGGGTCCTGATACTGTGGAAATTATGTTTAAAGAGGGGGCTGTTGCCTTAGGAGGGGACGAATCTGATGGACTAGGAACAACTACCTGAGGAGAGAGGACGGTCCCTGAAGGGGCACCAATTACTCGTAAAACCTGACTAGAAACCATTCCTGCCATGCCTAAAAATGCTACAATCTTTGGACTATAAGAACCAAAAATGGCAGTTAAACTAGACTGAAATACGGAGTCAGCAACTATAGAAGAAAGGCCTACTATAAGAGACAAGATACTCGCTAGGTCCAGGGGATGAACATTTTTAAACATTATTTTCTCCTAAAGTTTTATTAGCTTCTCCAGCAATTAATCCCATTGCATACTTTAATCCTTCAATACCGCTTACCATTTCCGCTATCAGTAAGGTAAGATTACCATCCGGGGCAGTAAATAACTTCTCTGCAACTACATAACGCATTAGTTCAGGGTTGTGTTGGATGCCCGGCGACATTGTAATAATACACATATAAATGTTAGACAAGAAAGATGCCCGATCTACGAATTCTAACGGTCCTATACCATCTGGTACAAGGAGGATTTCCTCTTCATCCGTGATACAAAGTTTTGTCAAAATCGTCTGAATTCCGGCATTAATTTCGACTTTACGCTTATTTTCATATTCGTGATTCATTAAAAGTCACTATTCTTTACAAAAGAAGTTTCATTTTCAGTATGAGTGCAGATATTACCTGCTGGATTATAAGGATTCTCTTCAGAACCAATAGGATAGGAACAGGGAATATGAATAGAAGTTGGATTTAGTCTCTTTTTGGGGGCATTAACTGTAATCTCAGAGTTGTCCATTATGACTTCTTTACACATACATAATGTACATAACCTTCAGTAACATTGCTCATTAAATCTGATGCCCAAGTATGACCGGCATTTTGGCAAGACACATTAGACGAGAATCCGGGTATTGCTACTGGAATATTTGCAGAATCGCAAAGAAGGGTAAGAATTAATATCCACATAATATAGAAATTATACTATTAAATTTTCTACTTGTCAAGTACCGAACATATGTTCTAGAGCCAAAATCCCATACTTGAACCGATATTCGCCCCGGCGACTATGAGAGAATATACCGGTAAAACGCCACTTACATCGAAGAAACTTTCAAATTCTCCGCGACTCATGTAAGTCCTGGTGTTATAAATGTAATTATTACACCTAGCGGTAATCTCCGGTTCCAAGTCACTCAGCCTACTAGCAGCAGCCTGTAAAGCTCGTCCTGGATCAGCAGACCATTCAACCTTACCGTCTTTCCAAGATTCGGCTGTAGCTAAATCAGAAGACATCTGTTGGTCAATAATCTTTTTGAAGGAAATCATCATTACTAGTTCTGCCAAATCCCTACTTGGGAAAGGAGTTACTAGGTAATATAGGTTATTAGAGTTATTTACTTGGTATCCGTTAATGCCGTAGTGACTCAACATACTAACTGAATTTAACATAAGATTACGTAATTCATCATTAGTATAATTAACTTTTGTGTATTCAACCCTCATATAGCTATTTAATGCCGGGGTTACTTTAAAGTCAATGTAGCCGCCGATTTCATTAACAAAGAAATCAGTATACTGGACTAAAGAAACAGCAGCACCTTTATTAGCGCCTGCGTAAACAAGAGGATTAGGGAGTAGTTTAATAGTATCATCATTTTGTAGGAAGGAGAGATAGAACCTGTTTGTTGCCGCGTCTGTGATAAACGGCATTACATTTGATCCCGTACCCTCTGTTGGGGTTGTGGAATCAGTTAAGGGAATACCTATATCTCTAGCATATGACTGCCTGAAATTATCTAACAATGCCGAAATTTGAATATCATATAGAGGTTGTGTAGCATAAAACGGGCGAGACTGTGCAGTATCAAATACAACTCCAGAAGGTCCACCAGTAATATTGATGATAGGAGTTACCCGGTAAAGGTCTAGGGGGCCTCCTGTAGCATCATAGATATTAAGATTTGATGTAGTTCCTGTGTATCCTGAAAGGGCTACGTAGGTGCCCATTGGTGCAGGTGCGTTCGCAACAGCACGAGAGACTACTACATTATAACCTACAGTTGTAAAACTGCCAGAAGGAACAAAAGAAGGAAAGCTAAACAAATTCATGTAGTAACTCTCCTTTATAACTTATATTAGATTTAACAGGACTGAGCCCTGATAAGCAATTCCTGTAATATCCGCCAGAAGGGCCGGTTTAAATTATTCAGTTACTTTCTTAGGCCGTCCAACAGACTTAACTGCAGGATATGAAGTATCATCTTCTTCTGAGACTACTTTTTGTTCATCCATAAACGAATCTGATACTATCTTAATCAAACCCTGTTCTTCTTGATATGATAATTCATCTCTAATTTCATTATTAACTGTATGAACTTCGGCGGCAAGTTTTGCCTGCTCTACTTTATAAGCATTCTTAACGGTTTCATCTGAGTGCTTCGCAATGTGTCCTGGGAGACCTCTAACCGTCTCTGATTCTAACTCTACTTCAAAGATGTGATTAAAATCATATCCCTCTACCCATGCGTTGCCCGCAACTCCAGGAACCTGTACCATATTCATACCTTGCTTGGGGAAGAAGTTACCAAACTGCTTATCATTGTCGCCAGAGCGTCCAATACGGAAGCCTCCGGGCTTTAAAAACTTAAATTTTATAATTGTGGCTGTGCTGTGTATTGTTCTGCTCATCTTATCTCTTTTCTAATGTTAAATAAATTGTAAAGAGGGATCAATAAAGACCCCTCTAAAACAAATATTCTTATGCGTTAACTTTTAATGTAAGGAAGTTGCGTAAGCAGTAGTCCGGGCGTGCTGTTGCAATATTCTTACTACGACTCCGCCTTGAGTAAAATCCATCGACTGGTGTTTCAAGAACGCCGTCGTGGGAATTACCACCAGTTAGCTCTAAACGGTCCCAAAGGATTACTGAGGGCTGTTCAGAGAAGAGAACGAGGTAGCCAGCAGGCAACCAGTTCTGTTTACGGATTGAGAGGTTTAATCCGAACCAATTTACGATGATGTCTCCACGGAAATCTTCCTGTTGGAACTGACTCCACATTTCGTGTGGAACTGCAGAAGCAGGATTAGAGTTTCCTGATCCAACAACAAGTGCTACAGGAGTAGCCATGTTCTGGAGGCTTTCCCAAACGGGTGAATGTCCAGCAGTTGAACCAGTAGGAATGTACATACGGTTGAAATTGCGCTTGATTTGGATACCGTGTGTATTAACAGTCTGGAATACTTTCTTTGTGAGACCAGCTTCGGTAGCAGAAAGATCATATACGTTAACAGTTGGAACTGATGTTGTAATAACGCCTGGGTCCAATTGATAAACTGTTTTGCCGGCAAATGAACCACCAGCAGCAAAGTAATTAACAATGCTATCAGCAGGATTATCTTTGACGACATCAGTAGATGAAGGGTTTGCAAAAACTGTGTTCACAAGAATATTGTGAAGGCCGATTTGCATGTATTCATCTTCGCGTTCTAGGAAGGACTTACGTTCCTCTAGGCGCTGCATGTCGTATAGGTTATTAAGATTAGGGATCATTCCTTCTTCAGTTTTATATGTGAAGGGAACGACTTGTTGACCATACTGCTTTGTAGCGTAGTAGTTGGTTGAACCAATACCGGCTAGTGAGCCTACTGTCAAACCGACTGGATTAATATACTTTGAACGGAAAATTGGCAATGTGCCTAAGGGCAGTTGGCGCATTTCAGCAAAGTCTAGGGCGATAGAATCACGGAAGATATTGAGGATTTCAAAGTCAGCTTCAATGTTCTGTAGTTCTGCAACTCCAGCAATTGAGGACTTTAGCTTGTTGAAGGAATCAACCTGCTTCTGTTTCTCTTCATGTGATGCACTTTTGGATGCTAATGATTTAGCGTAGGCTTCTGCAGCATATGCTTTGAATGCTGTTTTATCAAGCACTCTTTCATTTTCTTTACCAATACTCTCTTGTACTGGCTTTAGGAGGCTTTTGGGATCAATAAGCATTTATTAGTTGCTCCTTTATAAGCAAGAGTATTAGAGTATTAGGAACATTCCGCAAGGTATTGTGCGTTGAATTACCTGGCCTTTGTACTGCAAGCGGGGTTGATCGCCGCCCTGAAGTAGACGTGGTTGACCGTTGAAGATACCAACAATGGTGTCTGGAGCGGTTGTTGCGAGATTAATGGCACCTGTGCCGCTGGCAACATACTGGTCTGTGGCAATTGTCTTGCCTGAGATTGATGCGACTACAGCAGCAGTTTGTCCAGCAGCAACTGACTCATCATAGATAGAGGCAAGTACTGAGAACACTGAAGGGCCTGTCAATGTAACAGGTTGAAGGAGCCAGCCGGTTTCGCGAAGTGTTCCAGCAGTTGTGCAAGAAACAGGAGCGATAGAGCCGAATGAGTTACCATAGGGGCTAGGGGTGTTAACAGAAAGGTCGCCAACAACTGAACCTAGTGCAAGACCAGATTGTGCGGCGGCATTAACTGTGTAAATCCCCACGATTTCCCGATCAGAGAAACCAATTAATGGTGATAACATATTTTAATGTACCTTATTCCTTATATTATTCTTATTATTTAGTATGAGAAGCGTTCTGTAACGACTTCTTCGTTCCCGCTATAAGGAACAGGATTTACGAGTGGCATCCCAGTTGTTTTAACTGAAGCTAGTGACTTAACTAGGAAAGCATTGGAACGCTTTAGAACTTCAATGTTGAACTGTTCTGATGTTAATGCTGCGAGGCTCTTAACATACTCTGGATGTGTCTCAAGGGCTTTATCAGCATCTGAGAATGACAATACTTTGTCTAGTTCAGCAAATCGTGCTACTGAAAGGGCTGCATCGGTTGTTTCTTTAATTGCAAGGTCACGTTCAGCAACTGCTGCAGTCAAAGTGGCAACTGACTTATTGATCTCTACGATTTGGGCTTCAAGAGCAACTTTAGCTGCTTCTGATGCGTCAAAATCAGCTTTTGATACTGATTTGATTTGGGTGGCTTCAAGGTCAATGATTTTCGCCTTCAATGCCTCAACTTCTTGTTCATTCATGGATGAATTTACCTTCTTTATTGGAGATGTTGATTTGAGACCTTGGCGAACAATCGCCATTGCGTGCATTTTGGAACCACGGGGCATCTGTCTCATTTTATCTAGGTTGCCCCTAGTGCCCATTAATTGGTGATACGCTGCAATAAGTTTTCCTCTGTGAAGGTTTCCCTTATCGTCTTTTATACGAAGTGCTCGATGTTTAACTGTCTCAGTGCCAGTACCATCGACTTTAGTATTAGTATAATCGTTACTAGAATAACATGATGCAAAGTGATCATCAGGTATAGACTTGTCTAGGCCGTCTTTTTCATCACTCTTCATATGCTGATCTACATTAGATGAAAGGATGTCAGGATGTGTTAGTAAATCAGAGGCCCATACATTCATATCTGCGCCAGTGGGGCCATTACCAGGCTCTACGTCGCCTGTAGCTCCATAAAGACCTGTGTAGTCTACTCCAGGGTTAGCACCTAAGGCATCATCCATTCCAGCATAACCGGAGGTTGACTTGTCTGTAGGTTCTCCAAGAATCTCTTTAGCTCTCTTTACTTGAGCAGCTACTTGTTCTGGTGAAAGTTTAGTTACCTGATGTGCCCTAGTTAGTACCGCACGGGCATATTTCTTAGCCTCAGGATGTCCTTTAGGAGGAAGAGGGAGATGATACTTATCATCAGTGCCCTTAATGCCGTGTTTCTCGTAGAACTTAGGTGAAGGATTTAGACCAGAAACAAACTCTAAGGTTGGATTTTGGGCATTATCTACATTAACACCTAGGTTATCAGAGGTATTTTTAGAAGCAGCTAATTTATAAGTAATTGCCGACCGATCAGCAGGATCAACAACATGCCCTACTCCACTAAAGGAAATTGGCTTGACTGCGAAGTATGTTGGATTACCTTGGTATAATGAATATGCCCATTTACCGGAAGCATCTACATGGGATAAATCAAGATTTAGTGCCTGACCGTCTGCATATGAAAAGGAATGAAGAATTTTAGAAGGATCAGACTTATCTACAACTATATATTGGCCGTCATTTGGATTATAGTCTGATTCTTGGCTGTAGGTTCCTAATGAACCCCCAGGACCAAATGAGTCTGAATCAAACCCAAGTGCTTTAGCAACTGAACGTTCTAGTTTACAGGCAATATCAATGCCGTCATCATGCATCTCTACTTGTGTGATAGCGCCAAAAGTTGTGTTATTTGATCCACCAACATGGGCAGAAGAGGAACCATATCCTAGTTTAAGGTGTTCCATATCAACTGTAGAACCTAGCAATGTGTTAGCTAATTCAGGGGTTACATCAGATTTAAGGAAGGTGTAGCCGTTTGCATTCACTGTAGGAAAATAACTTAAAATTCTTCCTGCTGTGAAAAAGTGTGTTACTGTAGATTCAGGAAGGGTAATTAAAGGTTTAGCAGTAGGGCTTGCGTACATCTTAACTGATGACATTAAAAGTTCAGGCATTTACTGCCTCCTTAAAGTTATCAGCCCCCAGATTTCTCCGAGGGCTGTCGTACCTTACGGTAGTTGTTCTATTATGTTACTACGTTAACAGTTACGGGGCTTGATAGCCAAGCAACTGCTGATGCACCAGGGGCACTTACGTCTCCAACAAGTGTTACGCTTGCATGAAGGGCAAAAGAAACTCCTGCTGTAGCAATCCAAGCATCTCCAGAACCTGATGTATAGGTAGCTGAAGTGCCGTCTGCACCAAGAACTGTTGCTAGTGTCTGATGAACTGTTCCGTCAAGGGAATTAACAATCAACGAGACTGCTACAACTGTAGCTGTGGGGAATTCGCCGAGATATACTTTGATCGTATTTGATGCTGTTGCATGTGTAATTCCGAGCAATGGGGAAAAATCAACTGCTCCAGGAGGGGTTTGTTGATGAAGAGGGGAGACTGGAAGGTTAAGAATTTTAGCGGTAGCGGCCATTTAAGTATGTACTCCTAATATGTATTTTGTTGGGCACATGCCCTATTGGTTACTTGCCCGCTTTTCGTGGGGCTCTTGGTTGTGAAGAGGGGGATGTTCCTGGTTTCCCAGGATTACCACCCTTATCTTTAGCTTGTGTTGAACCTTGACTTGGCTCAAACAACGGCTTTGCTATTGTATTATTAAGTACTGTTGCATCAGGAGAAGTGTTGCCAAACTCGGCATGTTCCAACTTCTTCTGTTCCATTTCATACTCATAATCAAGATCACTTGTTTCCATAAGGGACTTAAGTGAGATAGCTCCCGCAGTAGAAAGTTCCCCAGCGTTCTGAAGCCAAATTGCTTCCTCGTGAAGGCTCTTTCTGTCGAAGGTTGGATAAGGAATATCACTAGGTTTAAATCCAGGTCTTCCTACTCCAGCACGTAGTCTATTATATAAAGGATAGAATAGTTGTTCCTCTAGTAACATACGAATAGCATCTACTTCTTGTACTAGTAGCTTCATTTCTGCAATTGCTGCACCAAAAGTACCATTACCTTCAGAATGCCACATAAAGGAAGGGAGATTCATTACCTCTTTGATTTCCTTCTCTGGTTGCTTGTACTTTTCAGTACCAAACACTTCCATAGGAGGCACAAAGAAACGAATAGTAGTTGTAGGGTCGGCAAAGACTGTCTGTGAGTAATCAGGAGATAGGAAGATAGCTTCCAACTTCTGTAATCTTACTGAGTCTAATGGGGTGTATGCCTTCGGATCAGTGTTCTTTGGATCACCTTCAGATATGATTGTTATCATATGTTTAATGTTCCAAGCAACTGCGAAGTCTCCAGCAGCTAATAGTCTATAGCGTTGTAGGGCATCAAATGCCGCCTGAAGAGGCACACCATCAAGAGTGTTAATGGCTCTATTATATGCAGCATAACGGTTCTCTACTACAGTATATGATCCATCCATAAGAGGGATAGTAGCAGAAGAGAGATTCCCTTTAGCAATAGCCTTCTTTATCTCTTCAATCCAGTATGGTGGCATTGAATCATATTGACGCTTATTAGAGGGATTTGTTTTACCTTCTGGGTCCTTCACAGCATCTATCATTCTACTATCAATCTTTAGATATAGCTTCTGTTTACCTAAAACCTCTTCGTAGTGGCAGGATAATGGATTAAGGACCTGAAGAAATTGAATTGCTCCGCCGTCTTCACCACCCCAATAAATAGGGGCCATACCAACAGTGCAGAGACTCCACACGATATTACGTAACTTGGTCTTGAGCAATAACTTACGAGCATAGTCATCATAAAAGTCTTTTGCAGATACTTTATGTGTTTTATGTTCAAAATCTTTACAGATAAAATCTGTTTTAACTTTAGCTGCCTTTGATACGAAGGAATTCTCTAGTGCATAACGCATAGATAACTGTATCATTGCAGTAGGATTGCGAGGAATGTTTAAATCAGCTACAGTGTGCCGTTTTGAGAACCGATCATTAATGTTAGTATTGCCTACTGGTACTGATGAAGTAGTGAACCCTAGAAGTTTAATAACTTCCATTTCTTGAGCATCGTCCCACATAGGGTTGTTTCTACCTGTCATCCAGGAACCAAAGGCCTTAGCTGTTGATGTTAGCTCTTGTTGAGTAGCGGGCACTAGTTGACCAGAAGGTAGGATAATAGAAGGAGTTAGAGGTGCTTGAATTAATTTTTTACGAGCAGCCATTCAGTTTCTCCTTCATCTCATCTTTTACCAAGCTTTATATATTTCCTCAGGTTTGATTTCTATCATCCCACGGAACTTATAATTTTCATCCATTATAGTAGGAACTGCCATAGCATCAACCATTTGAGGGGCTTTACTGCCCCATCTATGTTGAATCCTATATAGAATATATCCGTAAGACAGTGCTGAAGCAGCATCATGTTCTGCGTTCTTCCATATATATTTAGGCATTTTATTCGTAGTAGTTTTAACTATCTCTTGAGTGCCGGTTTCAGCATTCTTAACTGTCTTCATAGCAAGATACTTTAACTGCATTACTGAGTCTTTTATCCTGTCATGAATAACTGCTGTTGAATTCTCACCATCTCCACCGTCTTCTTGATAGACAGCAGGGATTAAGATTGGACATTCTTCTCTAGAAAGAATCTTACGTAATCCATCATACATTAGATGAATCATAATATCTTCTGAGTGAATATTCTCTCCACCTCTAGAACGATCATTAGCAAATCCTGCCCGTACCATCTCATCAGATGCACGATTTAGGATTAACTTACGCTGTCCAGAAATAGTTCTATATTCATCATGTTGCAGAATTGGGGTATCAATTTCATGAATAGTCCCGTCTCTTAAAGAAAGAGTCGGCTTCATCAGAGAATCAGTTACTTGTAGTCCCCCGCCGCCCTTATCCATTACAATCCACTCAGGATTGAAGGACTTGTTCAGCTTGTGAATCTCCCAAGCGGCATCATCAGTACTTAAACCTTTATTCCAGTAGGTGTAAACCAATCCCATTTTTTCATTAGGGAGGAATTTCCATACGTGAATAACAAAGTAGTCTCCGTGAAGTTGCGTAGCAACGTCAATAGAGAACCCATAGGTAAAGCCCTTTTCAGCCTTATATTCAATATTAATCTCATTTGACGACATACGTTCAATTAGATCGCCAGGAAGGAATTGACCAGAACGGCCAACCCACTTGTTGTATAAAACCTGCTGCTTCTCTTCTTCAGACGCACCATCAAGTTGCTGTTCTAAAATATCCCAGTCAACAGTATAGCCTTCTTTTTCGAGGTCATTAACATTAATGTCAATAATAATATACTTACGTTTATAGTTATCGTCCTGTTGAGCCTTAATGTCTTCACCCTGTATATTCTTAATGAAGTTCTGTAGAACTGTATAGGCAAAGCAGTCTTGATACTCAGCAGAGGTCATTACTACCAACTTAGGGCCATATGAACCTTGACCTTTGTGACCCTTTAGGAACGAAAGAACGTGGTCTTTATACATACTGCGTTCAATAGCAAAGAATTCGTCAATTACTAGAACATCTGCCCGCTCGCCTCGGATTCCTTCACCTTTTCCCATAGGGAGGGCCACATGCTGACTGCCATTCTTTAGCTTCAACCGGGACAACATCATTCCGCGAATAACTTGTCCATCTACTTCATTAGTTAAATCTAATGGTAGGTTTTCGTCTTGATTTTCTAGAATAGTGTTTACTGCATAGTTCCAAGGATGGAGTGCCTGCCTATAAGTAGGGGCAGCATAAACGATCTTAATTTTTCTTGTCATTGATTCGGCTGCTAGTGCTCTGCCGACCGAAAAGGACTTCGCGGCTCCTCTTATTGCTTGAATAAAGATGAACTTATGATCCCTAATGGCTTCTCTTATGTTATGCTGAGTGGGGAAGAGGCTAAAAGAGTTGGGGAAGAACATTGCATCAGCAAGATAAGAATTTTCTCGTAAATCAGAAATAAGACCAGGAACAGTAAAAGTGTCTGGATTTTCAACAGGAAATTTATAAGGTTTCGGGCACCAAATCTTCTGTGGGTTCTCCATCTGTCTTACCTATCTCTGTTACATATTCTTTACTTAATGAATCAAAGTTTCGTCTCAGTCTAGCTGCACTCTCCAGCATATCTTCATTCATTCTTCGTATAACTTCTGAATTAGAAGTCTTTAGGAAGTTTTCTAATGCCGACACTAGCCGAGAGGGCGTAGTCTGAACGCTTTGCTTACTTTCCTTCTTAGCCTTACGGGTAAGAGAGAGGGCATTCATTGCATCCAAATTAGACTTCTGCGCTTCTTTTACAAGCTTCGCAAGAGTAGCAATAATTTCTAGGTTTCCAATATCTTTTAGATCAATATCAGAGTATTCGCTTATCATTTTCTGATAGCGGGCAATAGCTTCTTCATTTTTAACAATTTCTCTAATACTTGGTTCTAAAGCAGGGTCTTCTTCCGCCTGCATAAATAATACTTTGTACCTAGCATTGAAGTCTGTAGGTTGTACCTTTAAAGGGGCTATGATTGCCTCAGGAGGGGGTGTTCCTGGCCTTTTGGTAGGCTTAGTGCTGTGCTGAACCGTCCACCCAATTTCAGGGGCTACACCATCAATAGTAAACTTTTCTCTATATTCGGCTAACTTGATGCCGTGCGCTTTTAAATGCGGAGAAATTGATTTAACCTGAGCTTTACAAATGAGGCACTCTATCATTGCGCTATCCATTAGAATTCTCCAAATATGTAATTGCTGACTTTAATGTAGAAATGTTATCTTTTGCATTACCCAATAGAAAATTACAATTTTCACACAGGATTCCTCTAACCTTTAGAGATGTGTGACAGTGATCTACTGCTATTTTTGGACTCATAGGATGAATAGAAATAAAACAAATCTTACAAAGGTTATTCTGAATTTCAAACATGTGTAAATATTCTTGAACAGTTAACCCATAATTTTTTCTCAAATTAAATGCCTTAACTGTGCATTTTTTACTACAATAAACTGCGTCGGTTCTCATGGTCTTAGATGTACTACATATGGGACATATTGTGGGGTCTTCTATCCTACCCCTAGAGTGTCTAGTTGAACATCTACCACTACAATAAAATCTTCCTTCAGGAATAGTGGTATCGCATTGAAGACAAACCCCTATCGGTTCTAGGGTTCTATCGGTATTACCGTTCCTTCTGATGCGACCGTAATGCTTTTCACAATACAATGCGTATTTACTCCTTGGCGGAGTTAGACAATCTTCAACTGCACATTCAGAGGTTCCTGGGCGTTCTGACAACTTAAAGCCCTTTCTGTTTTCTCTGACATAGCAAGCATTACAATTATACACATCTGGCTTTGTTTTATCTACACCACAAGAACCACATACAGGACTGTTACTTTTCCCTCTAGAAGCCATTTACCCAGTTCCTAACTGATTTTCTTATGGCCCTTTGGCTTTTAGTAATTAGAACATGTTCCTTGTGACAAACTACTTGGAGATTCGATAAATGGTGTTTATGGGAGGGTCCATACCCCGAACCTACCAGAGGTACGCGGTGATTTACTTCTAGTTTACCCTCTTTACCAATCCCACAAAGTTCACATTTATAGTTGGCCCTCTTTAGTGCCGCCTTACGGGCATGCCCCCAGTAGTGGTTATCTAAAAGAGAATGCTCGTACCTTAGTCTACATTTGTTTGAGCACCACCTGCGGCGGCGTTTTGGAAGCAAATTCCCACAAATTATCAATGCACAATAATCATCCTGGTCTTTTACATCCAGAATGTCAAGTACTAGGGGGCAATCTTTAAATGATTCCATTAAAACTTGTAATCTACATCCACACCCTCAATGGAGTCTGGGAAATTATTACGGAACGACTCGTTTAGAAGCCAGATTGAGACACCGTGCTTAGAAACCTGGAAGCCTGTACAACCAGGCATATCACCAAAGTAACTCTGCCACTTATTACGTATCTTTTTTACATCATGTTCATTAAGCATTAAATATGTCCATCTTGCTGTAGGCCTGTGCGGGTAGGTATAGATTTGCTATCCAAAAATGGTGCCACCATATCAAGAGGCTCCATATCTTTACCTTTGCAGGCATGGGCCAAATCATCTACAAAAGAATTGCAGGGAATGCAGAAAATATCTGATCTCATTTGTCTTATCCTATCATACTTAAAACTATTTGTCAACTAAATCCCGCCGCCCAGTTGGGGCCGGTTCGGTGCCTCGGCAGATACCCAATTACCTACACCAGAGATACAGAATTCATTTAGGTAATGAACCCTCATACCCTCATTATTAGGGCATTGATGAGATTCTATAGCAGAAAGTTCAGTGTTCGTGCCATTAACTACAACTACCCATTTAATAGCATACTTAGAATTGCACCAGGGGCATAAATACACATGAGAAATCTGTCCGTGGTTATCCAGAGTCTTCTCGGGCTCTACATGCTGTAGTCTACCTATCCAGTAGCCCTTATCTACGCTCATAGTGTATATCCCATCTGTTCTAGTACTTTTATCTTCTTATTCCGCTTAAATCGCTTTTCTCTACATCTTTTACTACAAGTCTTCCTATAAGACCAGTAGGAGTCCATTAACATACTACACTCATCACAAAGGAGAGTATAGCGTTTAATCCTCTTCATATTAGAAGAAGGATAGATATTAGAGACACCATTCATACTTTCTTTACACAATCTTTACAAAACTATAGAATTTGATAATCATTAGTTAATTCGTTCCATCTAAGTAAGTGACACTTCTTCCCCATCTTACCAGCTAGGAAGATTCCGAAGGCTGTTCCTCCAGTCGGAGTTAAGTATTCTGTAGGTCCATAGGGAGTAGCATTGTCTATTACCGAATCCCAGCCGGGCGCTGCATATACTTCACAACAGTCTGTTATCATCATTAAATTCCTGGCTTGTAATGACTTAGTGCCGAATTTTAGTTTATCCCAAGGTGCCTTTTTAGTTAATTCAGCATACTCATTCCAATAAGGCTCAGTAAGGGTCCTATATTCTTCGTTAACTACATCATAAGATGCCCCCACAGGTCTAGCCTGTCTTTCATAGTTTACCCAGGGGAGATAAAGTACATATTGTCCTATAGTTAATTTACTTACCCAAGCTTGGTCTGCCCCGAGGGCATTGCCTGATAATATACAATTATTAGAATCAGCTAGGCTCTTGCCCTTATTAGCCAGTATCTCTACTTGTTCTGGTGAGAGGCACCTTGTACCTATTAGTGCCAGATTCACAAGATACCGCAGTTTTCATGTGTACATAAACATTTATCTAGTCTTGAAAGATCATCAGACATAGAATCAGACTCTTCTTCCAATTCGTCAACACGGGACTCAAGATAGGAAATGTATTCCTGTACTTCGTCTAAAGCTTCCGAATACCTATTATCTTTAATTGCAAAAGACTTCATCTTATTTATTGCACTCAAGTAATACAGTATCTTCAAGACTTTCTGACCACATTAAATCATCAATTTCTAAAAAGAACCCTGCGCCTATAACTGCAACTTGAGAATCTAAATCATAGTCTGCTAGTTCTTTAATCAAATCCCTAACTGTCATTTTTCTTCTTTAACCAATCCTTCTACAATTTTATAAATTGACTGTTCAGCATCTTTTATGTTCTTTTGTTCTGTCTCAACTAACTCATTGTGCATCTTGTTAGTTAAATAGCTACAGATTGCCGAATTATGATCGGAAGACATCTCCATAGTATCCTTGAGGGCGTTTGTAAGGGCCTGAGAGGTTCTGTACGTACTCAGCAGGTCAAATCCCATTACTGATACTGCAGCCCTTGCTGTAGGGTCCTTAGTGCCCAAATAGACTAATGCTATTAGAGTTTCTACTAATGATTCGATGCCGTTTGTGTCATATACTTGCTGTCCTGTAGGTAATCTACTTACTATACAAGACATATATACTTTTATTTCATCTGCCTTAGATAATACAGGTTCTGCCGGTGCTGCAGAATTAACTACAACCTTTGGGCCATTAATAAATACATCTAAGGCTTGTTTAAAACGACTAAGCATTCTTCCACTTTCTATCCCGTTCTTTAATCATCTTGTTTAGTTCTCTATCTGACACTCCTGGCTGAACTACTATTTCCACATAGTAGGGCCGTTCCCAAAACAGAATCCTCGCTGTACCTTCGATAAAGCGGGTTCTTCGTTTAAGAGGCTCCGCAAATTCACAACCTCTATTGGGGCAAATACCATTCAAAAGGAGTCTTACCCCACATACACATCTTGGTTGGGCTAGGAAGGCTTCTCTTTGAGCCTCAGACCAGTTTCTGCACATTATTAGTGTGATTGCCTATAAATATGTAGTTGGTCATTTAGCACATGAACAGCATTAGTTAATGATTCAATGGCCTCTACAATTTTATTAGTACAAATTGTTATAGTCTGCGTCTCTTCTGTTTGGTTATGTGGGGCTTTGTTATAATCTAACATTTAGGCAGTATGATCCTTGTATCCTTGTTCAATAGCCTGATTCTCAGCTACTTGTGCTGCATCTGCTTTACGAAGCACCCACGCTGCTTTTTGTGATGCTGCGAGCTTAAGGCGTGATTCTTGGCTCATCTTGTAGCCGATTTTCCGACCCTTTTTCTTAATTTCAACTGTAATACTCATCTTTATTCTTCCTTTATTTTTTAGTGGTGAGAGCCTTTGGCCCCTCGTAGGACTCTCTTGCTACCTGGGCCTCAAAGTCTCCCAGTTTACTATACGGTTCTTATGTAATACGAATGTGGCTCTTGAGGGATCACAGTTTATTTAGCCTAGTCTGTGTCCTATGGGTATAGTATCGTCATGCCGTCTCTCAGACCCTATCGACCTAACTTAGACTATGTAATTATATACTATTATTCTACAATTGTCAAGCCTTAAAAAGGCCAATCTTTAGGTAATGTTGCTTTAAGCTGATTCTGCCATTTTCTATTCTGAAATAGTGCCGCTATGCACTCCTCAGAGCAGAAGTGAAATTCCGGGGTGCAGTCTAGGTTTTCTGAGCCATAGCCGAAACTGAGGCTAACTGTGTTAAAATCAGTAACTATTTGGCACTGATCACAAATAAAGCCAGTTTGTATCCAAGTCTTTTGTAGTTCTGTTCTTATACTCATACAAATGTTCCAATCTCCCATTTCTTTGCCTGATATTCGGGGCAGTTCGTTTGAAAAATAAATTCCAACTTAGTAGCCTTCGCAAAATAATACTCTGTCAAAGCCCCAGGGGACTTTTCCCAACCGTCTAGTAAATAAATTGCCTGGCAAGTAGCTATAAGTTTTATATCATGTACTAGAATGTCTGTATAGTTAAAGTTTGCCGGATGGCCCTTACTCCAGTCATGAAAAGGATAGAGCCTGCGGTCCTCTGAGGCTGGTGAAATTACTTCCCATCCTTGTTTGGTAAGAAGCTTCTCAGCAGAATCAAATGCTGGAAAGTTAAGGTCTTTGTAGCCGCTTATACCCCCGCATATATATAGACGTTTCATTCAGTAAACGTCGCCTGATTCGGAAATTTTCTTGTCCTCATAAGGATTAACCATTCTACGCACCATCTCAAGTTTGCAAGCTTCTAATGCACCAATGGCACCATTCAAATCTGAATAACAAGGAGTAACCTTGCCGCCGCACTTAAGGAAAGCCTGAAGGATTACTGTGAATACGTAGTTAAGATGCCCTACCTCGAAGTTGCAGTCATATGATTCGTTCTCAATATGGTCGCATAATGGAGTAAGGAACTGGCGGAGATTTTCTCTCTCAGATTGCTTAATGTAGGGCACTCTTTACTCCTTTACAACCTTAGCATATTTTTGAACTAAGTCTAGTGCAGTACGATAACCCATTTCCATATCCCTAACACTAACCCAATCAATTCCATCTTGAATCCCAGGAAGTTTTGCTCCATATGGAATTGTAAATATAGCTTCAAGGGAATCAAGCACCCCAAGAAGTTCACCAGCTAAAAACCTCACCTCTGATCCTTTCTCATTACGGTCCCAAGATGCTAAAGCCTCTTGACGACATACAGCGAGATCAATGGGTCCAAATTTGGCTTGTATTTTCATAATTTCTCCTTACTCCTTTTTTGGTAGTTTAATATAATATCATCCACAGTAAGATTACATACTATGGTTTCTGATAATTCTTTACTAGCAGTGTGCCAAAACCCTTCTGAATCTTGGTATTCAGGAACTTCTTTAAATTTAAAACTGACAGTACCTTTTACACTACCCAGCGGATCAGAATAGTGTCTAGTAGCATAGATGTCACATTTCGGGCATTTAATATCATTCTGTATTTGTTCTAGAATTTCTAAGCATGTAGTGGGTTTCTTTTTAAGTTTAAGAAAATTAAACATTTTGGTATCCAAGTACAGTTGCGGTGCCATCACACAGTTCAATCCATGTAGAAACTGATGTCTCTTTGAAGTTATCTGAACTGCTTCCTACTGGAAAAGGGAAGGTAAGAAGTTTTGTTCCGTATAAAGGTTTACTAACAGTATATGTATCTGTATCAGGAAGTTCAATACCTAATCTTACTTGATCCCTTAGGTATGTATTCAGTGCCTCAAGTCGATCCTCGGCTATTACGTATGCATCGTTCTCTACTAAATACATTCTCATCTATAACACTCTTTCTGAAGCAAATCCAAGCTCTGTGGTGTAAACAAACTTTCTGATTTTCCCTGTTGCCTTAATTAATTCGAGGCATTCTTTACAGGGTCTGCTCATTCCTAATGATCCATCATGCTTACTGCGATAAATATATAATACAGCATTTCTATCCTCTTTGTCAAGGTGCCGCATTACGGCCAATTCGCAGTGTATCCAGTTCTCCCTACTTTTGCTAGAAGGGTGCGTTTTAAATATATTGGACGAAACTGCCATCTTATTACCTACCATAAGAACAGCTACCATTTTTTTACGTTTCCAGCCATCTTTATTAAAGTAATTACGTGCCATCTTCAGGCCAAAAGGTAGTTTCATATAATCCTTTATCTAACGCAGTTACTACAAGTAGATGTCAGTTTAACGATGATGTCGTGAGCTATAGCGACTTGTGGGTAAAATACTGCCACCCAGTTCCATACATACAAAAGGTTCCCTAAAGCTATACAATATCCTATGACAGGGACGAAATACAGCATAATCGCCGGAGTTGGGCCCCCATCAGAATAAAACATAGTATGTTTTAGTGGATTTAAGCATACATACAACGCTAATGAAGCAAGAATCAGGAAGAGAATGCCGACTATAATACCTTCCAGTCCCATAACTCGCTCTACACCTAATACTAGGTCTATGGTCTGGGGGCCATATTGATGGGCTGCTACGCTGACAGTCTTGGTAATTTCAGAGCCGATTTTCTCTAACTCTGAGAAATATTCATTATTCATGTACTTATCCTATCATAGTATTTAAACTAAGTCAAGTGTTATTCTTGTGTCCAGAACATTTTCTGAATGCCTGCTTGCTTAAGGCGCATTTCGCAACGGGCACACGGTTTGTGGGTAGCATATAAAATACTACCATCAACACTAATGCCGAATTTTGCGGCAGTCAACAGGGCATTTTCTGAATCATGAATAGTTCTTTGGCAGTGATTAGACTCCACAAGACATCCTACTTCATCACACTCAGGAGCACCTGACTGACTTCCGTTATAACCAGTAGCGAGAATCCTATTATCCCGTACTAAAACACATCCTACTCGTTTTCTAGGACATGTAGCTCTAGTAGAAATTACTTGAGCCAAGTTAAGGAAATAAGTTTCCCATGAAGGTTTCATTTTCCTACGAACATCCCGCAGGACGCCTTAACATCGAATCCGACCTTACCTATTATTTTAACATCTGACCCAGGCAGAGAATCTTTAAGGAACTGAGCATTTCGTTCAATAATACACACTTCAGGTTCTTTACCTTGCAGAGTTGAATAAGGATTATATCTCACCACATTAAAATCAACTCGTAGATTAAAGGCCTTTATTGCTTCTACAATACTAGTCAAAGTTTCTATAGAATCATTCTCGCCCTCAATAAATGCCCAGTGCAACTTAATAATCTTGTGGGACTCGTCTTGATAGTCCTTCAGTTTCTCTAGGGCTAGAAGGGGGTCTAATGCCTTAGGCAACCACCTCTTACGGAATGTGGGGTCCATACTATAGAGGGAATAGTAAATGTCTGGTGTGTAGTCCTGGAAAATCTCTGAGAGGTTCTTATCCTTCATTTCAAGAGGCATAATAGTTGAATACTTAAACTTAGGAATTACATTATAATCTCTAGCAATGTCTCCAAGGGCTCTGCATAGCCTACTTCCTCCCTGGTTATCAATTACACGAGGGTTACAGAATACTTCTCCGCGTGACATAAAATTAAAATGCATAGACTTAGCAGGTTCTTTAGTTACATAATGCTCGCACACTTGCCAAGCCTGTTCCTGGTAATCCTCAATATCAAGGAACTTATACTTCGTTTGTCCTGTTTGAGTAAGGTGACACATTCTGCAGGCTTTATCACAGCCAGTCATACTAGACAGATAGCAGATAAAGTACTCATCAGTACGTCTTACATACCTGGCCTCAATCTTACCAGGAAAGTCGCCTTCTGTTACAAAGTTAACTGAGGCGTCTTCTTGACTATGAAATATTGTATTTGACATTAACTACATCCTTGTTATACATTTACTTCTCTAACTCCTCTAAAAACTTCTTGTATATAATAGCTCCGTATGTTCCTACTTCTGTTATTCCTGCACTTATTAATGTTCCGTTCATTTTTGCAGCTAATGCCGCATTTAGGGCAGCAGACATAAGTTCTGGTATCACTTTGTACTTACTAGGGAACCTAGCATAATCATTCCATAGATCAAAAGTAGGGTCAGGAACACTAACATCAATTCCCTTAGTGGCTTCTTGGTATGCAGATTCTATACTATTGCATAATGCTTGATTATAGTTCTGGGCTTGAGATTTATCAAATCCTCCCCAATAGTTCTCATGAAGCTCAATAGGTATGTGGTTATCGTTCAGAAATTTATAATCTTCCATATTAGGATTAGCTTGTGACACAACGCACTCTTCACAGGTTTTAGGATCATGAGGATGCAGCATAGTTTCACTTTGATAATCATCAGAGGCCGAACTATCGTAGTAGTCTGATTCCCAGTCAGCAATATCCTCATTCACAAACTCTAGTTCATGGTCCTTAAACACGTTCCCTTCTCCAGGAAATGGAGTTAGCACTATCCAGCCTGTGGAATCGAATTCCTTAACAGTATATACCTGGTCTGTGGCATAAACATAATCCGATTGTGTTGGAGTTTTAATCCTAACCAAATCTCCAATTTCAAAAATACTTCTCATCTGGCTCCCTATCATATCTTTTCTCCTCTGTGATTCCACAATCCTAGTAAACACATAATTAAGTACACTGAATAGCTGCAAAATAAGCCCCAAGCGTGATAGTGCCATGCAACCGGCATTAAGGCTACATCAGATAAAGTGCCTAACAAAAACCCCTGGTTAGGCCTCTTATAGGCCAGCATCATTGATCCTAAGGGACCAGCAACAGAACCTAGTATCTCCAGTACCCAATAAGGATTAAGCAACTTCTTTATATCCTTTAGTACAAGGACAATCTTTTTCTCTACACTGTTTTACTGCATGTTGCCATCTTACATGTGGGCATTCTTTACATAGATCATAATGCCGGATGTTGGATTCCACCATGTCCTCAAAAAGTTCTACTTCATTTCCTTCTAAGAAAATATCTACTGGATAATTAGAGCTTTCTTTGAATTGAAAGAAGTAACAATGCTCTTTCGTTTCTCTTACTGTTTTATAAAATCCGTGGCATCCCCACATTGTTTCATATTCAGTAGACTTGGTGGCATATACAGGCACGGCATCTACTTTAGCTTGAGCTTCTTGCCAGGTTGAAGCCAACACCCCTACATAAGTTACAGGTCCACCACCCATCGGGTCTCCCAGCCTAACTACTCCCCAAAAACGGCCTTCACATATCTTTTTAATCTCTTCTAGTAATGCGGCCCTATTATCTATCCCGGCATTCTTCTCTACTTCGAGAATCTGATTAATAGATAAGTAAGAGTCATCCTTCTTGTATCTATAAAGAAGAGGGGTATCTATGGGGTTTATAGCAGAGATGTACATTAATCGTGGCAATAACAATCTGAATCAGTACAACCATTATCATCTGATTCTGAATTGTCCCCAAAGATTTCATCTGGGTCCAGTTCTTCTAGTTTATCAATTAGAACTTGAACTTCGTCTTCTACATTATTCCAGAAACTATATCCTTGAGGGGTCAGTGACCAGCTAATGCCAGATATTAGGAGGTCTTGCAACTTCCGTATATCCTGTACGGTGTGACCATCAAGCAAGAAGGTCTCCTCTTCGTCTTCAGTACATTCTGTATATTCATCAATAACTGCCAATGCCGATTTGGGGTAGGAAGTGCCATAAGCCGCTTCAATAGCGTACTTAAGAGTCTCTGCCTGTTCTTTAGTTAATTGTTGCATTTCTTTTCTATCCTTTTCTTAAGTTTTTCTTTATGTAAGGTTAGTGCCCGTCGCAAAGACGAGCACCGTTCTTGTATCTTACTAGGTTTTGTAGTTCTTGTCAAGTCCTAGTATATTAATATTTGGGTATGTAGTTATGATGCCCGGCATCTCAGCATGGAGAATCCTACAAACAACTTCTGTTACTTCCTCAGGTTTACATTTGATCTTAACTACATTATTCTTAGTATAGAAGTCTAGTGATATAGTAATTACTCCATCATAGTGCCAGTCTTTTACTGGCCCAGAGGTAATGTAGTCTTCCTGAAGACGAATTCTATACAAATCCTTGCCAAGGAAATTATCCTCTTCCTGTTTAACATATAGTTCAATACACTCAAAAGCCCCTACCTTCTTAATTCCTAGAAACCCTAAGGTATAAGAATAGTTAAAAAAGTTAGCTGGCTTTGTAGTGTTCGGATAGTCTCCGTCTGGATGATTGGCCCTAAGGTACTCAAGAGTTATTTCCTTAGGTACTAAGGTTGTTTCTTGATTTGACATTTTATTTTCCTTTAGTTTATTATTTAAGCTTTATGCCTTCTTATATTATATACTATTTAATGCTGCCTGTCAATACTATGGTGCCGGATTTTGGTATAGCTTATTCAAAAGATTCAAAATGAGATAGGTTATGTATAACTATAGCCCGGCGAGGAGGGATTATATCATTCTCTACCTCTTCCCAGGATTCACCTGCATCTACTGTATCCACAATGAGCATAACAGGTTCATCATTAATTAGTGCCGGGTAGAAAACTTCCGCATTTAGGTTCTCAGTAGCTAGAAGGCCTATTAACTGTTTTACAGTCATTAACTATAACTCCCTGCTGTTTTCTAATTCATATACTTTTGGATAGTGTCGTTTTAAGGTTTCGGCCTTTTGATGAGGTAGGCATCCATACCCACAACCACAATCTCTATTCCTCAGACTTTCGGCAAAGTCCCAGGCTTTCCAGAGGGCCACAGAAGTTGAATCATTACACATGCTTGTAATCCGGCCATCATATAGCCCCATTATCTCATATATGTGTTTAATGCCGTTTTCGTCATACTTAAATTCAACTTTGGACATATATTAATAACACCCAAGCTTCCACAGGATTTGGCACAATGGCCCCACTACCTTGGCGGCAGTATTTAAGTATAACTTATGATACCACTCTACCTTATTACACATAGGGGTAATAATATACTTAAATTCCAGCATTAGTATATTAACAGGCAGAAACTTATAGTACTTAAATAAGGTCCAAGGAAATAATCCTACAATAAGGATTAGGAGGAATAAACTATATCCTAATAACATATTAATCTAGGATAACCCATTCAGGATTAGAATTAACTACAGTGACCCCACGGGTAGTGGTAATGTCTGGGGTAGACCGTTTATCATCATAAAGGAAGACTTTAGTCTCAGGCGGCAAATTAAGCCCCTGAAGAGTTGTAATAAGGTCTCCTATAGAAAAGGTAGCTTGTTCGGTTGTCGGCTTATACATAAATTAACTATACAACACTTTCTATATAATGTCAAGCCTATATGACGGATATGGTGGAGGATTTCTGCTATATGATAATGTGCCTTTTCTATATGGAGAGCTATATGGTTTTAATTGAAGAAAGGCTATTGGTAGAGTCCATATTTGCTTGACATATTAATACCTTAAACTAGCCAAAATGGGGCAATTCATACTCTCATATAAAATATCATTAAATTAGGCACATTTCTTAGTTTAATCTGTTCTTTTCACTTGCTTACCTTACTACGAACATAAGTATGTATGATTAATACATAGAATAGCATAAGAAGTGTCGTGTTTTTGCAGATTTTGGTAGTTAATTGTTGATTAAAAAATTTCCGTGATAGTCAAAATTGAATGTATAAAGCTTCAAAGGTTCCTTGCCCACACATACCCCAGGCACCCCATTACCAATCATGATTAATGATGGAACCTCTACATACTCAATATTTCTTTTATTTAGTTCCTGTATAAGGAGGTACTTGTGTGATAACTTAGTTGGCATATTAATCATATCTTTCTTTAGTATTTTAATCCTAAGTCTGCAATTACAATGCCGGTTTCTTCGGCAGTTAAATTAGGGTAAGCGTATCCTAAAGCCGGTCCTAGTCTCTTAAAATCGTAGAACTGCTTAATAGCAGCTAGGGCATCAAGATTGTCCCATGTGAACATAACCTGGGGACCATAAGGCTCCGCACCACCTTCACCAATAGTCCCCTGACAGCTTGCCAGAGTCCTAATTCCAGGTATAGTGTTCATGTGAATAACCATAGGGGCTATCCCCTCATCAATATCCACAACTACTTTAACCGGGAGGGTTTTATGAGGTTCAGCCATTAGGTATATTCTCCATTAGCTTGTGCTTCTTCTGTTAGTGTATCTAGTATTAACTCTCCAAGATGCTGGTTTAGTTTAACTAATGCAGAATCCAAAGGCTTACCCTCTTTATATAGAAAGTTAAAGCCGGGCAGTTTATTCAATAAACTAACTAAAGATTGGCACTCTTCTCTTGTTAAATTAAGCATACTACTATTATACCTCTTATATCTTTATATGTCAAGCTGCAGTTTATATAGAAAGGGCCAGAGATTGCCTCCAGCCCCGGTTCCCTATAGAATTGCCTGTGGTCCTTCCCTAGTAACCGGAGGATGCCATCGTGCCCATGCCTTCCTATAGGCTTCAGCTTCCTCACTAGTACTTCCATTAGGCTCAAAGAACTGGACTGATTCGGGCGTAGGTGCTTCGGGAGCAGCCTGCTTAGACATCCCTGGTCCTGGCTTTACCCAAGTGGGGACGGCAGTCTCATTGTTTAAAATAGAGTAGTTACTTTATTAGGATCATTAAATGTTTTTTCTAGTGAAGATAATCTAGTATATTCTATATCGTCGGCATCATATACGAGGTCCCTAAGGGGTTGTGCTAGTTCTGCAGGTAATGATTTAATACTTAATGGTACAAGTTCCTGTATAGTTAGTGCCCGGAACCTTAATTTCGTTCGGCATCGGCCTGACATTTCATACTCAGGGGTAAATTGAATATTTAATTCATACTTCCCCGAATCCGCCTGAGCGATAATCATAGATGTAGCGATGTGTAGGTCTACAACCTTGTAATAGGTAGTCTTCTGTAAAATGGGTCTCATATTCTTCTTCTTTCATAGGTAGAGATTTTGAGACTGAGGCATTACATACCCAAGCTCAGTCTCTACTATAACACAAAGAATACTACTTGTCAACTAAAATCAGAGTGCCCGCTATGATAAGGTCTCCAGGTTTGTGGCCCTAATGTGCGGCAAAGTATCATTAGTACCCTACCATTTACCTGTCCCCATTGGGCTAGGAATTCAACATCCGGGGCACTAAATACATAAGTTCTAAGATTCTTATCAATAATACATTGTAATAAGGTACGGACTAGACCTGGGAATGCTTTTAAAGCAGTAAGGTATAGTTTATTCATTATTTAAACTAAGGCCTTTAATATTTAACTTACTAGAGAATAGGAGGCAGGATTTATGATAAGACCTAGCTCCCCATTGCAAAAGTGGCACGTTATATCCACCTGCTTTAAGGGTTTAGATTTAAATACTTTAGGCGGATTATAATACTCTACCCCGTTTAATATAATCCTAGCATCTTGTGTATTAGGATTAATGTCCCCATATAATATCCCTGGGTGGAGGTTCCCTGTGGGGGTTAAATCATCTGCGTACATACCCTACCAACTAAGCCCCACAAGAACCTTTAAGGTAAAGACAGTAAAGGCGGTAAGTACTACACCTGATATAAGTTTATGACAAGCACATTGTCCTAATATTAAACCTAAGAAACTGCCCAGATATGCAGCTACATAGATAGCTATGCCCAAAAGGCCTAGAATTACTCCATGAACTGTATGAGGATTAAATAAGTTATTCATAGTCCTATTCTATCATATTCCTACTAACCTGTCAATATGTACAAAACTAATAAGAACTATGCCCCACCCCTCCCTACTTATATACAAATTAAGCACTTCTTTTCTCAGTAGGAGCAGCAACATAGCCCGGCATATGTATTAGCCTAGCTTCGTGAACCGCCTTGGCGGCATCCTCTAGATTCTGAAAATTACCTAAATTGATTTTCTTCCTAGCCTTCCTACCACCTATCCATATATTGGTCCTCCAGTAACCTTCCTGGCCCGGTCGCCGAGGCTTTGACCACCAGACTCCACTTACCCCCGAAGTGTTTGTAGGATGAAGGAACCTATAGTTTTGCCCGTTCTCAGTCCTAGTTACGGTTCGTAGGTTAACCCGTCTATTATCTAGAGTGTTGCCGTTTATATGATCCACTTCTAGCCCTATGCACTTATCACCCATAATTACTCTATGTAAAGATTCTTTAGGATAACATTTAAATACATAGCTGGTATGCTGGTTTTGGGTATATAAATACCAATTATATTTATCTAATAAGTATTCATCCTCTGGATCAATAAGTACCCCTAGGGTGATTAATTCGTGTTTAGTCATTATGAATACTATATCAAGTTAGCAGACAAGAGTCAAATAAAACGAGAGCTTAGTGGGCAGTTGGTGTGTCCCGTTTCGAGAATCAATTTTGATTTGATCTCGCAACTACCCCCAGGGAGGGGGGGGGGTACCCCTCTAGCGGTCTAAGGTTCCTGCTCCTGCTTCATACGGATGAAGGTCGAAAGACCAGAACCACCGGTATATACTTGCTGCTATTTTACTCATAATGCCGCCTTTATTGCCTCACGTACTTCCCGCAATAGATTAGCCATCGGGAGGGAAGAGACGTAGTAGTGGTTAGGATGCTCTAGGAGGTTGATTAGGTCCTGTGAGAGTCTCATGGTAGTTCCTTGCCTTGTAGGGCAGTTCTCTAGAAGGGGAGTGCTGCTACTGCCGTCTGTGCGGCGTGCGCTAGGAAGAGGACTGCTATGACTGCGGAGGCTATGAGGGCGGCGGTTACTGCTTGGAACATATCGTCTCTCCTTAGTTCTGAGTGAGTCTTTCTGTATCTCTATACTACCATATGGAGGGTACGATGTCAACAATAGAGTATGTGTATACTCTTATCTTTACGTTCCATACAATCGGGAATCGTTTATGTTATTCTGTTTAATGCTTACTTGTACAGTGTAGTAAGGACAGTAGTCTCATGCGTGTGAGTGCTTGCATGCAGGAAAGTGTAGTTAATTACCGAGAAGAATCTGCTAAGAAGAGAATGGTTATAAGAATAATATATCTTTCTTCTACCTAACAAAAAAGAAAGGGCCTATTTCCCTTCCTCTTGAAATTCAGGCCAATCACCATACCGTATATCCTGTAGGTCCTCTCTTCCCTTTTGACATTCCTTACCTATAGGTTGTATCACGCTGCCAATATAAATGCCCTTGGAGGCTCTCTTCATCCTCTTATCACATATAATGCAGGTTAGGTAGTTAATCATAGTAGTATTATCTCATAATGCCGACAACTTGTCAATACACTTGACAGGAAGATAAAAGTATGCTGAGAAGAATACGTCTATTCATTAGAATGATATATCATTCACGGGATATAAAGAATCCTCTAGGAGGCTGTTTAGTTCATTCCTATAAGATAGGACAAGGGAAGGGAGATCGGAGGCTTGTAAGCCCCCTGTGTTTCAACAATTTTGAGGGGGAGAGTGAATCCGTATTCCTTTTGAGCTTTCTTGCCGGAGAACTTCTTAACCGCCTTCTGTGCCGATTCTAGCGTCTTATGGCGGGAGTTTATATATTGGCCGTCTGCTGCTACGATATAGTAGGGGTATTCATTTTTTAGTCCTAAGCTACTCATGGTTATTTCTCCCTTAAACACATAATACTCTCATCTGCATAAGATGTCAAGAGGGAAAATAAAAAGGCACCTTGTTAGATGCCTAGTAAGAAGGGGGAGGGAAGAGGGACTAAGATAGGGAGTTATATACAGTGCAAGCTTCATCCATTGCCGCGCGGGCAAGGACTACAGAAGCCTTTGCATTAACTATCTCATTATATAGAGATTCTACTTTTAAGACTCTTTCAGGATGCATCTTTGTCTTTACATATATAAGATGCGGGGTTTTATAGATAGTATTGTAAGCTTCATAGTAAGAAGGGGAAAGATTAAAGACTACTTCATTAGCTATACTTAATGCCGCGTTCGCGGTGTTGTACGCCTCCAAAGCTTCCTTCTTAGTCATTAGACGCCTTTCTTTGGGCAATGAAGGCTAAGTATGCGGCCGCTTTGGCGGGATTATGTACGTTCTTGAGGACTCTTGCGGCGTTGTGAGCTTCTAGGGCTTTTCATACTTTGTCATTTCATTTCTCCTTTTGTATATTATCGTCTAATTAATGCCCGAAAACAAGGTAGTTTATATAATCTTTACATTCCTGGGGACCAAGGAGAAAAACCGTCAATATACGTTGTGTTGGTATCGTCATAGGTTATTGCAGAAACTAGAGGAAAGTTCAAGTCTGAGTCCTTTTCGTGCGGAGGAGTAGAAGGCTGGTCCTCAATTAATACCGCAAGCCTGTTACTTGCTTCTAAGGCTTCTTTACTTCCCGATACAGTATTCCCCATTACATCTAAAGTAGAGATTAATCGAATGGTTTTTGATACAAGCATGTGTATTCTCCTTACTGCTATAATAACATAAGAGTATAGTTTAATCAAGTATGAAATGCCGGTTTTATGTAAAGATTAGGACCTTAAAATCGCCTACTAATCTTGGTTACGGGACGGTTACGGTGTCTAAACCGCGTATTTTATTGTACAATGCCTCACATTGTTGCTGGAATGGACTAGTTGGTGTATCGGCGCGCGCCCTAGCGCGAACAGTATAGTGGCTAGTTGTTGGCTATTAAGCTTCATATCGTCTCTCCTTGTCCGTTGCATCCGTTGTTTTCGTTTACAGCCTTCAAGTAGGCCACACAGGCGGCACATGGTATGCCTGTTTCCTTTAGTTGCTTATCGCAGGCGTCCGTTTCTTCTTGCCTAACACGCATTGTCAGTTCTCCTTCTACTTCGCGTTGCGGGCTAGGAGTTCCAGCCCTGCGAGCGCGTTCTCGGCGATGAACTTGGACTTCGTTGTTGCCAGGTGGTTGAGTGAGGGTGAGAGTTTCATGTCGATTCTCCTTCTGTGCTTTGGTTATACTCTAGTGATCGGCAGTTCACATCCCCACTTTAGCCCTTCTGTGTATCAGTACTGTAAAGGTTACGACTTGCCCCACAAATGCCCCAGGAGACCGCCTTTCGCCCCCTTACCATCACCCATCCTATCGACCCAAAGCGTCTCCTGTGCCCTCCTGTGAGTAAGCAAGCGTCTACTATCTTGAGCACACATGCATAGTAAGGCGAGCATGCCATTTGCTAGTTTTCCCGAAGGTCGTTGAGAAGCGATAGTGACAGCAAGAATCCCATCGCGTCTTTTCGTGGTTCAATGCCGGTGATGATGACTTCTTCGCCCGGATCATTTTGCCCGTTTGCGTCTATGAAAACTTCTAGGTTGCTTGGATATTGGGACAGGGCGTGAACTAAGTCTTTAATTTTCATCTCACACCGCCAATGCGGATTGGTAGGCTTCGTAATCAGCAGGGCTATCAAGCTTATGCTTGCAAAAGTCTTTAAGTACTTCGTCCTGCGTCATGTTAATTACCTTTCAAGATTTCATGTAGATTAAGGAAGAAAATCGCCATTCCTTCAGTATGTATTACGTAATGTGAGGGATTTTGTATTAGTTCCAGAATGTCGGCTGAAAGTATCATTTGATGCCCGCGATCGTAATTTCCATATAAAGGTACTCTCTAGTAGGCCATGAGACCTTGCAGGAGTGGAGGATGTAGTCCTTCCAAGATTTAGATTGTCCTGAGAACCAGTATAAGCTTCTTGAGACTTCCATTTGAATTTCTCCCTTTTCTAGATTATACTCTTATTAAGTACAAAATGCAAGCTTTTAAGTAGGGGTATTTGCTTCCTTTACATACTCTTCAAGGAGCCTCGCTTCGCAGGTATTACGATTACAATACGCAGAAATTGTTTGAGTATTGAAGAAAACTTCCCATACTCCACCCCTCGAACGCATTCCCCAACCACCTTTTACCATGTATTGAAGCTTGGCCGATCTAGAATACTTGCATGTTACATAATGCCCGTTTTCTTGATTAATCGGTACTTCACAGTAAACGCATATCCCTTTTTCAAGGTTTTCAGTTTCGCGTTCCTTGTATAGTTCGGTTGGGGTTTTCATATTCTGTACTCCTCTTTTATATATAATAGCAGAGTATACTTATATCGTCAAGTAGTTAATTGTAAAGAAATTGCCGGAAAAAGAGAAAAGCCTCTACCGGAACCCCGCTATAACCCAGGGTAAGGGGAGGCTATTAGTTTTGGTACGGTAAACTTTATTGCTTTTATCCTCAAATTAGCAGGAGTTTACTTCCAGGGGTTAAAATTAGTGCCCTTTTTAAGTACCATCTAGGGCTAAGATGTAAGGAGTCTTTCATCCTCGGTGTATCTATACTATACTACCTTTTTAGTTTATTGTCAAGTGTTATTTTAGGGGTTTACGATGTCGTTACGATAGAGAAGAATAAATCCTAGAAATTTCCAATCGGTCCTAAGGACAGGCTTGGCATAGCCTAAAATGTCGCGCGGTTGGAAAACATACGTTTTCTTAGTGATCATATCAATTCTTCCTTTTCTCCGCATTTATAGCAGAATATATTTTCATAAGATGTTCTACAGGAAGGGTGCCGTTTTTAATCATCGGCAGTAGGCGTTGAAATTCTTCGCATGCAGTCATTTTTTGACCTTTTAGTGCCTATGAGACTTTTGCGGGAGCGGAATACTGATCGGACCTACTCCGGTTTTAGGATTCGCCTTGAAAAACAGTGTAGCGGAAAACTGAGACAATGCGGCCTGAGCATAGGGTACAGGCTCTTTGCCATTGTACAAATCGTGGTATAGTGGAGGAGTTACCGTTTCATAAAATGCGTTGCCGTTCGTCACTCCATACTCATACCTTGTGTAGCCAATAGTTGGTTTTGTAGTTAATACTTCTAGAGTGTCTGAAAGTTTCATGTTCTACTCCTTTAATATATAATAACACATAAGAGTATAGAAGTCAAGATCGTTATGTAAAGAAAAAAGAGAACCGGAGTCCTCTAGTTTCATTCCTTTTTAGTGAACGATACAGAATGGGGAGGGATGTCCTGGTTGGCAAGGGAAGCTTAGGGTTGTGTGATTTGCCGGAATGGTTCCGGCACTAGGACTACATGCCGATACGGCAAGAAGGGTAAGGATTGTGATTAGTTTATTCATATTTGTACTATACTATATATTTTTGCCTTTTTGCAATAGTCAAGAAGGGTCTTGCTTGCTTTAGCCAGGGATTTGAGCAGCAGCGTAAGCTTCCGGGTTAGTTATTTCTTTTTAATGTATTTCCAGGAAGATCGGCAGCAGTCTTTGCAATTCTTCGCAGGCAGTCATTATAAATACCTACTTGTCGAAGTGCTTCCGAACCCACTAAAGAGTTTAGCGGAGAAGCGAGATTTTCCGGCACGGCCTACAAACGACCCTCTATTTCCTCTTAATTCATGGTAAAGATTTACCGCCCTTTCCTCTTGTCCTACTGTGCCGGAATTGTGAGGAATGATTAAGTAGTCATTAGGATTATGAGTAGCTAGGATTCTAATTGAAGTTGAAACTTTCATGTCTGTTTCTCCTTAAGTGTTTAGTGCTTTAATACATAATAACACATGAGAGTATAGGATGTCAAGTGATTAACCCTGTTCTCACAGCAATCATTACAGCATGGGTGCGATTATCAGCACCTAGTTTTTGAAACATATCGCATAAATGGTTCTTTACCGTTTTTTCGGAAATTCCTAGCATTTTGCCGATTTCGGGATTAGTTCTTCCTTCTGCGAGAATGTCAAGAATTTGTGTTTGTCTTTCCGATAAAGCATTAAGGTCTTTAGGTACAAACCTTTTTGCTCTAGCAGTAACAATTTCTGTATAATTCATCAGAATGGTCCCGTATAGTGAAGGGCATCAACTGCTAAGAACATTGCTTCCGTCTCGTCAAAAGCTTCTTGTAATTGATCTTCGGTAGAAACTTGTGGCAAAAATCCTAAAAGATAGCGTTTATATTCAGGGTTGCCTAAAGATTGGTGGTTGGAGTACATTTTAGAACGCATTCTCATTAAGATATTCGTTTTCCTCGTCTGTGAGGTCTTTATAGATTAGGTATCCGTCATTTGATATTACAGTATATCCGGCTTCAAATAATTTGGTTTCCATTTCGGTAGCAATTTCGTATATATTGCCGTTTTCGTCTGGTTCTGAATACTCCTCAATGCCTTCTGGTACTTCTTGCTCCAGCAACCCGCAGGCATCAAGGATTAAGCAATTTGATAAAAACCTTCCTCTAGAACCATCCCGCGCGATTATACATTTTGAATCTATAGAAAATTGTAGTCTGTCCTCTTTCTCCTCATCTGTTTCATCTAAAATTTCATTGCAAGTTGTTTCAGATAGATTCCCATGATCGGATAGTATATATGCAGAAGGAAAGAAATTCGGTCCTATTGCGTCTAAAACGTCCTTCTTATTGTCATAAAATTTCCCGTTATAGTTCCAGCCGGTTTTCGATCCTAGGAGACCATATGATACTTCTACTACTGATTCGTAAAGTTCATCTTGTGAGGGATTCTCATTATCTTCGGACATCGGTTTTCTCCTTATGTGAGAAGTTCTGTTCCCTCAGTATACTCTTATGGTTCTAGGAACGTAAGGGCTATTCTGCAATAAATTGTAAAGAAACACTAACAAAATGCCGCACGGTAAGCATTGACATTCTTATGATATGAGAGTATACTATGGATGTCTTCGAGGCAATGCCTCAGAAAAGGAAATAACATGATTACCGGAACAGATGTTGAAACCGAGAAGATTCAAGCACTAGCGCAGCATCTTGACATTGGCCTAGATTCGGCAGCATTTAAGTTTGATGCTAGAGATTACAAAGTCCTTACAGATGAGGAAGCGGATGAAGCAGTTAAGGATTATATTTGCGAATCTGCCTGGGCGTTTAAGGCATCCTTCATTCTGGAGCATACAAAGCTTCCTTACGAAGCAAAGGAAATGATTGAAAATTTCCAAGAGAAATGCGAAGGAGCAAATGATACGATTCTTGCATTAATCACGGATTTTGATAAGTTTCGTAAAGATGCAGTTAGCGACGATGGTAGGGGGCATTTTCTAGCAGCATACGATTCTGAAGAGAATGAAGAAGTTGTAAATGGAACTACCTACTTCATCTATAGGGATAACTAGGATGAAGCAAGCATTAGTATTAGTCCTTACCCTTAATGTAATCCTCTATATGCCTTCTGCCGGATTAGCAAGAGGGGGAGGACATCATTCAAGCAGTCACCACTCTTACCACCATAGGAGCAGATAATGCCGACTTTTGTAGAGCAAGCAGAATCTTGGGCAAGCGATAAATACCCAAATCATACATTTTGTGATATGGAAATTTCCGACTGGATTCAACTTATAGAAATGAATTACATAGGAGGTTGGAGGCAGTTTGTTTCTGAGAGGTATCAATGACTAAACAAGAATTACAAGGAATGTTTGACCGTTTAATTAAAGAACGGCAGCATTTATTCCTTACATATCAATTTACAGCACTAATACAATACATATATCATAATGGGTATAAAGTAGAAGGAAAGGTTATTATATAATGCCGGATTACAAAACAAATTTCCTGAACATTGAATCTTGGTTGAGGTGTGGTACTACCAGCATTAAGATTGTTAGGCTTTCAACCCCTTCGGAACCGAACCTAGTATTTCTTCGTGCTGAAGGATTAACTACTTGGGATAGCTATGAGGTTAGGGTATGAGAGATGTATCACGTATAGACAGAATCCTTGCGTTAGTTCGGGCATATTGGATTAGGAATCCTGACCAGCGTTTCGGGCAAGTTCTACTTAATACTGCATTTCTTGCAAGTGATGCCCCCGTACCGTTTATGTGGAATCAAGAAGATGATGTCACAGAAAAATGCATCTGGTTTTGGGGCAATGACTAATGCTACTTCTTGCAGCACATTTGGTAGTTTTATCCTTCATTATACTAGGATTAAAACTAATAGAATCTCCAGAGTATAAGAAATACAGAAAGCAACGTGGCTACTTCTTGTAAGCCTAAAGGAATTATTATGAACCTCGAAAATGCCTTTTCTGATTATGTAAAGTGGATGCTCCAGAATCGGAAATCTCCTCTATCTGCGAAATCTTATGCCGAAACTTTTAACCAGTTTTCAAGAGCAGGCTATGGGATTGTTGAAGATACGGCAGTTGAATCCTTCCTACAGGCTTTCCCCACCCTCTCTACGAGAAATAAGAAGATAGCTCACCTTCGGGCATTTAGTTCTTGGGTTAATCGGAAGCCTAGTTTACGCGAAGCAGGATTAGTTAAGGACTTTACCTTCCAGCAGACTAAGCTGCCGGTTTCTTTGCCGGTTATCGTTTCGCAGGAGGTTCTGGACCCATTCCTTGAACGCCTAGAAGACGAAAACCCTTTCGTTTGGGCACACGCGGTCCTTCTAAAATACACGGGATTACGCTTCACTGAAGCATGGAGTTTACGAGAGGGTCATTTATGTTACCCCTCACCTGGGGTCGCTTGTATTAAGTTTCGAGGCAAGCGGCAGAATGAAAGAATCGTCGTTTTGAATAAGGAGGGGCTTGCAGCATTCAAAATATGGACCAAGCAGAACGCTTTCGTTTCTCCAGCAGTGATTAGAACCACCTGGAAGAGGCTACAAGAGGGTTCAGAGGCGTTTGTGCCTCATGTTGTGCGGCATACTACAGCAAGCAATATGCGGGCCTCTGGGGCATCTTATGACCAGATTGCGGATTTGCTTGGCAACTCAGTTTCCGTTTGTCGAGAGCGGTATTCGCGTGTTGATATTAATGGAATGAAGGATATTATGGATAAGCTCTAAAGGTTATCCCAATATGCAGCATATGTTTCATCATCATAAGGGGTAGGAATGTGGAGGTAACGACAAGCTCTGCATTGCCCTGACCCTTGTCCCTCAAATCCTGGGTTTAGCTTCAAAATGCCGCATTTGGAGCAGGCTACAGCATCCTTTACTTCATATCCATATAAATCTGACCAAACTGGAGCATGGGAATTTTCTATCCAAAGCTCAAAGCATTCTCTACGATGCTGACAGGTTTCACATTCACAATACTTCATAACATGTGCAGCTTCCTTCTTCAGTCTTCCAGTGAATCCCATTATGCTCTCTAAAAGGTCTTGGGAACCCATTACAAGGTCCCTGTCCTTTGGCTGTACATACATGATCTCTAATACAGGTTTGTGGGATCAGTTCTGCATCATTAAATGTTGCCGGTTTTGTAGGAATTATAGGCTTATTAGGGAAGGTTAAGGCTTTATCTACCCTATCCTGTGCCGCCTTATCTGTATAACCTTTAGGGTATCTTTTTTCTAGTTTATCTATGTTAGCTTGTAGCACTTCATCTCTAGATACGTTTAATCCTGCTCTAATACCTTGTAGGTAAAATTCAATGTCGCCAAGCTCCTCAATAGCATTTTCTCTATCTAGGGGCTTATTATACACACATGCCTTTTTTATAGCATCAATAAGTTCTCCTGCTTCTCCGCAAATGCCTACAGCCATGTGGAGCAAATGCATATCAGAGTGAGACATAGAGTTAAGTATGTCTTCTCCGCTCTTGCTATTTCCATTAACCATTGCAGCATGATTTTTTTCTATATTATTCATTTCTTGCTCCTAAGTTCTAAAGCTATATCAAGCAGCAAATTTAAAGTAACCGATTGATTTAATAATATATGGGCCATCGTTTTTACTTCTACAGAGTTAAACCATCGTTTAGCTAAAAGCTCTGCCATTTGGGCAGTATGTTCATTAGCAATCTTTACGTGTTCAGCTAATTGGTTATCGGTCATTTTAATACTCCTCTATTCTGTCCTTGAAAATGGTATTCTTTCGCATAAAATGCCCTAAATAGGGGGTCTATAATAGCATCAGGAATAGCCTTAGTGCCACACGTAAACAGGTCGATAGAAACAATTCCTAGGTCTGGGCTAGAATGTAGGGCTAGGTGGCTCTCAGAGAGAAGGAAAATGATACTCAAGCCTTGTGGGCTGAATTGGTGACAAACCTCTCCTAAGACGGTCAGACGGGCCTTTATCGCCGCATTCTTAAGCTCTTTGAAGCAGTACTCCATGCTGTTCGTAGCTTGAGGACAGCAGCCAAAGAAATCTAGGGTCATACTTCTCATATTAATTCATCTGTGTTTTCATGAGGATAATATACTTCTGACCTTTAATAGGGACCCAACCAAGCCAACTTGCTTCGGTATCTAACCTTACTTCGTTACGAGATTCTACAATAATGACATCTTTAAGTATAGGGGAGGTTGCTTCATTATCTGGTCTCATGGGTTTAGTGCCCTCTGTGTATTCTGCATATTAAGTATAAGTAAGGTGCCGGAATCTGTAATAGTATATTCTATGCCTTTATTTAATTCCCTACGTCTGATTAATCCATTTTGCAGCAATACTTTAATATGCTCTTTGATTAAAGATATAATAGCAAAATTCGGCATTTTTAGGATCAAGTCCTAAAGCTTCTATAATATAAGAGTATAGGGATTTATTAACTCCTAATGCCTCGGCAGAGTGTATAGCCATAAGGGTGTTGGTGTGATTAATCTCATCATAGTTTATTGTCATTAAAAAAGCTCAGGATGTGTAATTATGAATTTGGCGACTACAGCATGAAGATTTCCGGCATTGACTAGCCATGAGGACTTTAAGTTATTTGCAGCATCATCACGTAAGGACTCTTCCTCTACTGTGAAGCCGTATTCTGAAGGTTCGGAAGTAAATGCTGTAGGTTCGTTATTAGATACAGTACAGTGAGAATGACTAAAAGGCTTAAATATGGTGCCCCGATCTAGGGGGTTAATAGGTGAGGCTAGTTCATCCTTTGTCCAATACTCTCCTGTGTTATCAAGGCCTTCCATACGAAACCATTCTCCATGATTATCTCCTGGGGGCTCCTCAATAGTGGAAATTATTTGAACCGTTCCTTCATAAGGTGATTTTAGAATCTTTACTTTATCCCCTACTTTAAACACGATACAAATCCTCATGAGATTGAAATTTCTTTTTAACTGTGGTAATTGCCTCTTCTAGGTCAACTTTTAGTATGCCACCATACCCAGCATCCCAAGACTGAAGCAACCTTAATGCTCCAGCAAAAGTAGTTAAATCGGGAACAGCATTTCCACTAAATGCTCCAAAGTCTTCAGGTAGGTTCATACAGTACCCCTTTCTTATATAATATAACATAAGGAATTCAATAAGTCAAGTGGGGAGATTTGTAAAGTTTTTAGAAATGTTGCCAAAACCCCTTGACAGGCTATTTTGACTATGGTACATTGCTTGGGATTCTTGTTATGTTAATACATAGGGAAGTCTGAGAGACAAAAGTCTCATAGGTTTGCAAGGATTAGGCGAAAGACGAAACTCAGCCAGGCTCATACGGCTCACTGAGACTACCCCGGCAGCTAGGAATAAACCTAGTACCCCAAAATCCGGTCTACTTAGGTAGGTTGAGGAAGGATTAGGGAGCCTGTAATTACCCATAGAAAGATTGGGACGGGCGGGGGCAACAGGATAGGGAATTTACCGGCCCTATTCCTTAAGGGAAGGCTCTGCCCAAAATCTAAACCCTCAGCGGTCTACTGAGATGTGAATGAGGTCCGCGATGGCCGAATTAAGTTCCTTCTAGTCCGAAGGACAGTTTCTTAAGAATCTCTTTCTGTCTTGTTTTAGGTAAGTGATTAAACATTCTTACTAGGTTTTGGTGATTTAGTGCCTCCAGATCGTTCATAGAGGTTTCTAAGGGTTCTAGTTCATCATAAGGCCAGCCAGTAGTACTCATTTCTTTACCTTAATCTTTCCTTTATGTATTATTATTTTACTGCTATATGTAGTTAATGCCATCGGGGCATTATATGTAGCATATACTCCATAATTAGGTATAGGGGATACAATTGGTAAGGGTGTAGGAGGGAGCGGCATATTATTTATATGTCTTTCTGATAAATGCCCGGATTTTGGCTATATAAGCATTCCATTCTGCTAGATTAGTAATCGGTTCCATATTACCCTACCTTATTGCCGCAGGAAGTACACCTGGCCGTGCTTGTGTCCTTGCCTGCAAGTAAGTTCCCCAGACGCCTGCCTAGTCCATATACTGTGTCCTGGTACTCATTTTTACATGAGCAGGAGATGATTTTTGTTCCTTGAGACACGTTGGTTAACTCTCTTTCTGGTGGTTATTAATCCACTGTTTTCTTAGATTTAGTGTTTATCTTATCTTACCTGAATAAACTATAAAAGTCAAGCAGTTCTTTGTTTGACAGAGTGTAAAATCTGTGATACTATGAAGACTATGGTTGATTCAAAAGGTAGAACAGTAGAGCAATTAAATAAGATTGCAGCATCTAAAGTAATGGCCGACACTTTGGAATTCTGGAGTCCTTTTCAGTTTCTTAGTAAGCCCTCACCTAGGCCAAAGAAGTATCCTAAAGACTTTACAAAACTATTAAATGAAGAACTTAGTGACGGAAGTTTGAATCATAATGATATTTGAACTTAGATTCCTACAGGGTGATGTTGATATACAGACTTTCTCCACACTAGATTTAGCTGAAAAAGAACTGCCTCTTAGGTATCTTATTAGGTCTAAGGTTATGATGCCTCTAATTGTTGAGCCGTTCCAAAAATGGACAGGTACATTTCTTTATACGAAGAAGAATGAACCTTTTGCGACAATTACTGAAGTAAAAGAAAAGATTGACAAAACCAAAAAGGTATGAGATACTACCCTCCACACTCGTTAAAAGGATAATTTAAATGATCATTAAAACCGAAAATGCTTCGCATAAACATGTGAAAAGTATCACTCTTCAGGACCTTGTAGATTATGCTTATGAACAAAAACTTGATCCTAGAGATGTACACATAATGTACCAAAGTACGGCCCACGAATCACGAACTTTTTTTGAGCCTTCACATGTGGACATAGTTTCTTCAACAAATAAGCATCATACGATGTATATTAATTGTTCTGATAGAATGATACTGCGAAAAAATGCTGGTCGTCCTTTAATTGGAGTTAAGTGGTAGATGATGTTAAAAAAAGGCGATTTAGTTAAGTTCCATCATGATTCACCCCTTAGAGGGTTCTTTGGGAATGAAAATTCAGCCTTTAAAGTTATGTATGCAGAAGATGAGATAGTTTGTATAAATACTATTGATCCTGATACGTTAAGAGGACAGTATAGAGAACTTCCTGCAAATAATTTTCTGAAAGTTGTGTAGATGAAGCCTACAAATTATTTGCATAAAGATTGGCTTGTGTTAAGTCGTGCGTGTTATGATTTTATTAAACAGGTAACTAAAATATACCACGCACGAAACTGGGCTGATGGGCTAGTAACCAGACTAAATCTAACGATTATAGATGATTAGGATATACAATAAATGAATGTCCGTTCTCCCGAAGAAAGGTTCTGGGAAAAGGTAAATATTCCTGATGACAGGAATCTTTGTTGGCTCTGGACAGCGTGTGTAAATCCTGCTGGATATGGAGTTTTTGCATTAAGTAGGACCAAGCAAACAATTGCTAGTCGATATTCTTATTTATTAAATACAGGCTCAATTCCTAAAGATATGTTTATATTACATAAATGTGATAATCCTCCATGCGTAAACCCAGAACACCTGTTCGTGGGTACTCAAAAAGACAATATGATGGATAAGGTTAATAAAGGAAGAGGCACTAAAGGAGAACAAGTTGGCTCTTCTAAACTGTTAGAAAAGGAAGTTTTAGAAATAAAAAATAGTTTTAAGGATAATCCTGTATTCGGGGCTCAAATAAAATTAGCCAGGACGTATAAAGTAGACGTTAAGACAATCCAAAGAATACTAACTAACCAGATATGGAAGCATGTGTAAGTGATGAATGTAAGAAGTAGTTTAATATCTTGGGGATTAATTCCTGCCCACCAGACCCCAAACTCTTCAGGAGAATTCATCCTGCAGTGTCCCGAATGTAAGCATGATCCGGCAAAGTGCTTCGTTAACGGCGGAGGAAAAGGAATTTCCTGTAAGCACTGCTCTTACAGCCCTTCATGGAGGAAATTTGCATTAAGGTATCAGCCCCCAAGCAAAGAAGACGAAGCATTAGAAACATTTGTTAAGGCGTGTGAAGAGAGATTGCTTCAAGATCACGAACTTATTGCATACTTAACAGAACGAGGGCTTACCAAAGATACTATTAAATCACAACGCTTAGGTTATTGCGACCCTAGGATGTATAAAGCTTCTGAGATTGATGTTAAGGTTCATTTGGCTTACGAAGATTCGTTCTCTTGGGAACTAGAGAATAGGATCACAATTCCATACACAGAAGATTCAATAGTTCTCACAGTCAGAGGAAAATCATATCCTGATCTTGAGGCAAAGCCCAAATATAAATCCCTTAAGGGCAGCAAATCCTTACCTTATATTCCTTCAAAACTTGATACTGATTTACCAGTTATACTTGTTGAAGGGGAACTTGATTCTATCATTCTTCGTCAAAACGGGATACAAGCTATAGGCATTCCTGGAGCAGGGAACTTTAAACCTGACTGGACCTCTCATCTGAAGCATTTATATATTGCCTTTGACGGCGACGAAGCGGGCCAAAAGGGTGCAGACAAAGTAATTAAGCAGATTCTTGAGATTCGCCGCATTGATCTTCCTGAAGGTTACGATGTTGGAGAGTATATCTCTACATTCGGAGTAGAGTCTTTTAAATCACTAATTGATAAATCCGTTTTTTACCTTCAAGGTAAACCGCAGACTGATGACAAACTCTCTTCTTTAGTTGATGCATTCTTGGATTGGGCTTGGAGCAACCACGGCACAATCGGTCCTAAAATCCTATGGGCTCCGAGGCTTAATGAGGTATTTTCCGGTTGGTCTCCTGGGCTGTACCTATTAGGTGCAAGAGAATCATTTGGGAAGACTAAGCTTTTAACTAAAGCTATTTATGCAGCAGCAGCAGAGAATCCAGAAGACACAATAGCAGTCTATGTTTCTCTAGATGACCCTCTTCACTCATCATTAGCAGGATTCATTGCCCTTCATACCCAAATAGATATTAATGATGTTAGAAGTCCTAGGAATAAACTAGAACATGACACTATTAAACTAGCAAATTACCTAGAATTTGTTGAGACCTTTAAACACATGAAGAACCTTATTGTACGGGATGGCTCACATGGAAAAAGGATTAGCACATTAAAGTACTTCTTAAAATCCCTTAGGGCAAAGTACCCAGACAAGAAAATCGTCTGTGCAGTAGATAGTTTATCCAAATTAGTCCCAGATAGGGAGAAGGATGAGCAGCATTTTGATGCCGCCTCTATGGGGAATGTAAAGGCTTACCTTGCCACTTCCGTTAAGGATATGGCAGTCAGGTACGAAATAGCTCTAATCTCTCCCACAGACCTCAGAAAGACCCTTCCTGGCGTACCTCCTACTATTGCCGACCTATCAGGCGCAGCAGAGTTAGGTTATGAGGCTGATGTAGTGATGATCCTGGATAATGAAATGCAGACGGTAGGCAGTACAAGCAAGCTAACCTGGATGGATGAAGAGAATGGGAATAAACTAGAGCCTATTATTGAACTTAGGGTTCCGAAGAATAAGATAACCGGGTCAGACAGGCAACATCTAATGTTTAAACTACTTTCTAGGCAATCTGATTTACAGGAACTAAGTCTAGAAGAGCAGCGTTATTATGAATCATTAAAATATAGTAGTGAAAACTCTCATTAAGGTGTTGACAACCTCTTTAGAATGTGATAGTATAGTAAGACTATGAACGATTTTACTGTTGAAACCTCTGATATTGGTACTTACTTAAAGTTTTCAGATGAAGCTATAGTTAAAACAAAGTCAGTTGAAACCCCTGCTCCTGTACAAATTAATGTAGATTATGATAATTTTGGCAATTTGGTAGGAATTGAGATTGTTTAATGAGTAAAGGTCAAATATTTCTAGTAGCGTTTTCTTTAGGTATATTAACTGCCTTATTCTGTGTGTCTTTATGAGTGATAAGATATATTATTCAGTAAGTACGCTTCGCCAAATGTCTGTCTGCCCTGCCCGCGTGTTTTTTAAAGGGCTTGCAAAAAAGGGTTTAATTAAAACAGACCCCTCTTTACCATTTATTTTTGGCATTGCTGCTCATGAAGGAGTAGAGGCCCTTCTTAAAAATGGTGAATCTTCTAAAGTTGTGGCAAACAAGTATGTTAAAGATAATCTTCTTGACAAATACACAGTTAAGAACCTACAAGAAGTAGACATTAGTACAGAAGATATTCAGGGAAAACAGGCCCATTTAGATAAGTGCCTTGACAACTTTGAGAATAAGATAATGCCGCGCCTAGTAGAAGCAAACCCAAGCATGGATTGGGCTGATAGGGTAGAAGTTAGGTACGAGGCACCTTATCGTAACGGGGTTATGGTAGGCGTGATTGACCTTGATATGGATCATTCTGTCATGGACTGGAAAGGTCTAGCACTAGACACCCCAATTCCAACTGTAACCGGATGGAAGAATATGAAGGAATTGCAAGTCGGAGATGAGATATTCGGAAGTAATGGGCACCCTTGTTTGGTAACAGCTAAATCTGAAATCCACAGCAAAAAATGCTATAAAATTACTTTTGATGATAAAACATCTATTATTTGTGATTCAGACCATAAATGGGTTACCTATAACAACATAACCAAGCTCGGAAATCAGGACCACACAAAATTCCGACGCAATAAAAGAACACTAACTACAGAAGAGATAAAAGACACCCTATTAGATTCAAAAGGTAAACATCACCACAGAATACTTAATCCGGGACCACTTGTTTTGTCGGATAAACAATTGTCAATTGACCCGTATGTACTAGGGTTATGGCTAGGTGATGGTAGTTCTAGAGATAGCAGAATCTGTAGTGCAGACCCAGAAATTTTTGATATTATAAAATCTAAGGGTTATGCTTTGGGTATCCCAGAAATAAAAACAAACGAAAAAACTGGAGTAGTTACAGAAGTTATATCTATAATAGGGCTACAAGCCGACCTTATGTCGTTTAATCTGTTAGACAATAAGCATATTCCAAACGAATACTTGAGAGGTTCATATAATCAGAGATTAGAACTACTTCAAGGATTAATGGATTCTGATGGGACATATAACCAAGTAAGGTCACAAGCTGTATTTTGTAACAATAATGCAAATTTAGCTTACGGCGTACTAGAACTAGTTTTAAGCTTGGGCAGTAAAGGCAGAGTTTTCCATGTAAATAAACATGGTTTTGGGCTTACAATAGAATCGTGTGATACTGCATTTACTCCTGTAGGATTTAATCCATTTAAATTGTCTCGGAAAAAAGAACTAGTTAAGGTTCAGACTATGAAAACAGGAAACTGTGCTATGTCATTCAGGCGTCTGATTATGAAAATAGAAGAAATAGCTTCTGTAGAAACTCAGTGTATTATGGTGGATTCAGAAGACAGCACTTATCTTTGTGGGCAACAAATGGTACCTACTCATAATAGCGGCAAGGCTATACCTTATATGTCTAGTCTAATGATTGACCCGCAGCCTCCCACATACCACTTCCTAAAGACCCAAACCCAAGGCTCTGCTCCCTCTAGGTTCTCTTTTGTTTACTTAATTGGTAAACCTACAAGACAGATACAGGATGGAGTCTATAAAAGCGGTCCTCGTAAAGGCCAGCCCAAAATGGCATTAGATTATGAGAACGGCCTACAGTTTAAGTTTGATGTTCTACAGGATGAAGCTAAAGTAGCTAAGATGTTCAATGATTATATTGATCCTTGGGCCGAGATGTATGAAGCAGGCATTATATATAAAAACCCAGGTTATAATGGAATGAACTGTAAGGGTTGCAGCTATCGCACCGCTTGCCAAAAAGAAGATTATCAACTACCCAAGAGGCCAGACCTGGCAACAAAAGACCCTAACGGAATAGACGTAGACCTACTAGGAGGAGAATAGTATATGAATAGTGCAGCATTTAGTGATTATTCGAGAGCTAAGGCAATGAGGGAAGTTAAGGCCCTTAAACTGCTCCAGTTATTTGAATCTAATAAACTTATTCACATAATTGAGGACAACCTGGAAACAGAAAATACTTGGGATGGCCACATTCCTGTAATTAACAAAATTTGTTTTACAAAAGACATTGAAGATTATCTTAAGGATACAGACTAGAATGCTATCCAGGGGGGAAGAGTTGTTATTAACTATCCTTGGATTACAGTTCCCACATTATACTATAATCCCACAGAAAACGATTAAAGTAGGATACAAATCCCTCTACCTAGACTATTACATCCCACAGTTAAAGATGGCATTTGAATTCGACGGGCAACAGCATTTTCAGTTTATTTCCTTCTTTCACAAAACGCTGAAAGGCTTCCAAAATAGTCTTAAAAGAGATTCTATGAAGGATAAGTACTGCCGAGAAAATGGCATTACACTTGTGCATATACCGGACAATGGTAAACTAACCCTAGAAAAAGTAAGGAATATTATATCAAAAATACCAATATACGAAAGTGAGTAAAACACAATGAATAAACTACTCTCGCTAATGTCTTTAATTAGCATAATTACCCTCGGATTTATGAACCCAGCATCGGCTGCTTATCAATATGAGTCCTGGTCCGGTTTTACCGCAGGAACAATTTTTTTAGACGGACATATCTACGGTAATTGGAAAGATCAATTTAATGGAGGCGGCACTACGGAGGTATTTAATCCGGGTACACTTATCACCACTAAGTGTCTATCGGAGTGGCCTGCATATGTTTACGGTTCTACCCGGTCAACTATGGTAACATCTACTACAGCCTTTAGTTCTAATAATTTCTATGCATATTCTACGTTTGTAACTTTGTCCCAGAACAGACCTAGCCCAAATAGCTGGGAAATGGGATGGTTTGTGTGGGACTATACAGATAATGCCCATTTTTATAATGTAATTCTAAGAACTGATGGATGGGAACTGGACAAAGAGGACCCGGCGTATCCAGGTAATCAGCGATTTCTTACCTCAGGTTTTAGTCCGACGTTTGCATTAGATAGTGTAAATACAATAAGTGTTACACAAAGCTCTAATGTTATTACAGTGAACGTGAATGGTAATTACTTAACTAGCTATACCGATATGCAAAGACCATACTATGGTGGAAAAATCGGACTATATGATGAAGATTCTCATGTAGCCTGGGGAGTAACTGCTGCAAGCTCTAACTAGAAGCAAGCAAGGCCTAATTTGACTGGTGACAAACCAAGAGAGAAAGGGTAGACTAGAAAAATGAAAAATACACTAAAACTAGCTACCCTTATATTAGGGGTAGTACTTATATCCTGTGGTGGAAAATCCATCACCCCTACCCCTCCTAATAGTATTAATAAAACCGCCTCATTTATCCCTCCGTCTTGGATATGGGGTGTAACTACAGATAATGTAGTGAATAACACATTGTCACAAACCACAGCACTTTCATCATTCTCAAAAAGAACAATGATTAGAACTGTGTTTGACCAGCCCAAAAATGGATCACCTGTAGCATCAGATTATTTAGCTTCAGTTACATCAGTTTCTGCAGTTTCAGACATTTTAGGCCTATTGATTGATTCTAGTGACATGCCTAATTCAAGTCTTTCTTATGTACAATCTAGAGTTTCGTCCTATTTATCTGCACTAGGAAGTAAAGTTGCAGTATGGGAAGTCGGCAATGAAATTAATGGTAATTGGCTTGGGTCAGGAGTTATTCCAAAAGTAGAAGCTATGTATGATGCAGTAAAAGCTGCTGGAAAGCCTGCAGCAATTACCTTTTACTATGAAAACCCGATAACCCCAGGATATGATATGTTACCCTGGATTGATGCTAATATTCCTGCAGGTAATCGTATGCGAACAGGACTTGATTACGCATTTGTAAGTTATTATGAAGACCAAAACGGTGGCCATCAGCTTACGCAAACCGAACTAAATACAATATTCTCTGGGTTACACGCTAGATTCCCTAATGCTAAACTTGGATTTGGTGAATGTGGTTATGGTGGGACAATTCCACCAGCAGGAAGTGGAGATGTCACCAGGGCAGCACTACTTAATAGATTCTATGGATATAGAGTCCCTACAGTCCCGGCATTTATAGGAGGTAATTTTTACTGGAACTGGAATTACACCTCTGTACCAAAAAGCAAGCCTGATTGGACAGTCCTTAATACTCAGTTCCAAAATAACCCAGCCCCCTCACCTACTCCTACTGTAGCACCAACTGCGACACCCACAGTAGTTCCTACATCTACACCATCAGCATCTCCTACTGGAACCCCTTGGATTGATGGGCAAACATATGGTCCTTGGTATGACCAATATGGGGGATATGGAGTAATCCAAACAGTAGGAGCAAATATATCACTAACTCCGCGTTATACTGCTGGTAGTACAGAAGCAAGTCTAATAACTACTTCAGCAGCCTTCGGGGACTTTACTGCACAAACCACAATGACAACTGTATCACAGAACAGACAGCCTAATCCTAATGCGTGGGAAGCTGCTTGGTTCCTGTGGCACTACACAGACGATAACCACTTCTATTCACTAGTTCTTCATACTGATGGTTCAGGATGGGAATTAGGAAAAGAAGACCCAGCATATCCAGGATCACAACGATTCCTAGCAACACCAACAACTCCCAGTTTCCCAATGGGAAGCCCTTATACAGTCAAAGTAATTCAGTCAGGTGCGACAATGTCTATATATGTCAACGGGGCATTCTTAATCACTTATGTAGATACAGAACGCCCATACTACTCTGGAAAAATTGGTCTTTACACAGAAGATGCCCACGTAGTATTCACACCACTTACCATAAATAATCTAACCCTATCTTGGTAAAATAAGTCCGATGGGCTGTATCTAAACAATACGGCCCTTTAGGATCAGAAAGAAGAAAACATTGATTAATTTATTTCTAGCAGTATTATTATTTATAACCCCACAACAAGAAGTTCGTTCTTCTTCACATAGTATAGTCAAAGTTAATCGAAACACTGATACTATTTGTACAGGGTTTATTATTAACACCCCCGGCACTGTTAATACATATGTGATGACTGCCAAACACTGTAGAGACCCTATCACAAAAACTGACACAGGACTTCCTACGGCTATTATACAGCAAAATGGACACATTTCATTTGTGAATAATGTATTTAGCTCAGAATCACAAGATATTATGTTACTAGAAATAGATAAATTGCCTCTAAATGGATTTATATTATCTTCAGATAGAATGCAACCTGGTGGTCAATATTACACAATTAGCCACCCTATTAATTATGAGTATATCTATTCACCTATTATTGGCTCTAGTGTGTTTAAGGAGTCTATAAAGACAGAATACCGTTCGGTAGATGTTGGCTATGATAATGTAATAATTTGCCCAGGATGCGCCGAAGGTACTTCAGGTGCTCCTATTATATCAGATGGAAAGGTATTTGGTATTCTATTGGCGAAGTCTACCAGTATTCCGTCGGTCTTATTCTCTACCTCAAGTATTAACATATTAAGATTTATGACCGCATTGAAAGGTATTATACATTAAGTGGCAAAGCCTAAAAAAGAAAAATCAACAGAACCTGCAATTACAGATAAAGCAGCAGCCTTTAATATTCTGCAACTAAAACACAAAGGCATTGGGAAGAAGCAAGAGGTACATGCAGTAATGCCTTCGGAATGCCTCCAGTCCCCATCTGCTCAGTGGAATATTATGACTAATGACGGAGGGTTCCGTCCAGGTAGTATTATTGAACTGTACGGGCACTTTGGCACTTTAAAAACTACATTAAGTCTTGAATTGTGTCGGATTGCCCAACAGTGGAAACCGGACCTTTCTGTGGCCTACTATGACCCTGAGCAAAGCGTTGACCTGTATGTTGCAGAGACAGATATGGGAATTGATAGGTTGCAGTTTGATGACGGAAGGCCTCGCTTTGATTACTGGCCGGGACACGAAGACGGAATCCCCACGCTAGAGGAGATTCTAGATCGTATTTATGATGTTGCAGCAAGCGGCATCTATTCCTTTATTGTTCTAGACTCAGTAGCTGCATGCATGACTCTTTGGGAGAAAGAATCCGAGAGCGTTTCCGATGCTAAGTGGGGAGGTCCTAGCATCCTCATGAGCAAAGCTATGAAGAGAATTAAATCTGTTTGTGCCAAAACCGGCACCATTCTCTTATGTGTTAATCAACTTAGGACTAAGACTATAATGACCCCACAAGGTCAGAAATCAGTTGAGGAACCAGGAAGCGGCTTTGCTCTACGATATGCTGCAAGCCACAGATTCAAGCTCTCTTGGGCCAAGAAGGATGCAGAAGGAGACGATTCCTGCTTAAGGATTCAGGCTGATAAAGTGAAGTATGGTCGGTCCTGGGGTGTAGTGGAAATTCCAATTACACTTGGCAAAGGAATTAATCAAGAAGCAGATTTAGTTATTGCCGCCGAGGCTCAAGGAGTTATAACCAAAAAGGGCTCATGGTACACATTCCAAGAAGAGATGATCGGCCAGGGCATTAGTAAGGTAGCTGCTAATCTGAAAAGTATGCCACAGATGGCAGATTTAATAAAAGAAATGACATATAAGGAAGCCCTAAGTAAACTCCCCTTGACAAGCAGTAACGAAGGTGATAATCTGTCTATAGAATCAGAAGTTGAGGATAATTAAATGACTGAACACATTACCTTAAAAATACTTAATTCGTCTCTATTACAAACATTTGGCGATATTAATAATACTGCCATTGAACTTAATAAAACAGTTAGGTATTTAAGTGTTAATGGTTCAGATTATACTTGCGGCACTTTGACTGTAACTGGATTAGGACTACTGCCTATAAATATAGATGTAGTTAAAGATGAAACGGTTCCAATAGGCTTTGTTAAGGTAATATTTAACTAATGAGGAATCTAGATTACCCTGAATATGTCGTCAAGTTTATTCTAGAATCTTGGGACGATGTTCAAGAACTTAGATTGAAGTTAACTACTACAATGACTACTGTCGATTATATCTATCCAAAGGCCGAATGGTTTCTACAAGAGGGTAATACACTCACAAAGAGAGAGCCGCAAAATTCTAGGATTCCTCATAATTCTAACAACTTAATCGAAAACCTGTGTGTTATGTTATGCGACATTGAACAAGCACAGAGGAGAATGTTAACAAAAGCAGAAGAAATATCACTAATGGCGGTCTGTACTTTCAAGGACCGGGAGTTTACTCCAGAAATTAAAGAAACGGCAGCTATTGCACTCAATAAAATGGTGCAGTACTTAAACAGATAATGATTATTATACCACGAACTGATTATATAGAATACACAAACTCAGGGCGTTCTTTAAGTAAAGAATTCTACTGCCTGTCTTTAAAGAAGAAGTTTGAAGTAATTGCCCAAATGGAGTTGGAGGAGTTGATTCCTAGAGACTATAAGCTTCTAGATAAACTAATTTTGGCAGTACTTCAGCACAGCCCTAAGTCTTCTATTAAGGATCATCCTGTGAATAAGGAACGTAAGATTAGGCCTGAAGCTAAGGCGGCAGACCTTAATGAACTAAACCTAAATATACAATTAGCTATGGATGAAGAAATTAATACACACGAAGACGCGGTTGATTTGCGAATAAACAATGTATTAATACAGCGTAGAGCTAAAAAAGCAGAAGATGTACTTAATAAAGACTGGTCTGAAGAAGTTACATATACACAAGAACAGATTGATGTTCTTAAAGGTACTGAATGCACCAGGAAACGCCCTATAGATGACAGAGGGTTTAGTATAGCTGAAGGTTCAGTATTCAATCACTGCCAAACTTATGAAGAATTAATGTCTCAGGCTGGAGCAATACTTACCCGTCCTGAAATGTATTTCGGCACTAAAGATAGTTATGAAGATGAACCAGATTATGTAAAAGCTAAGGAAATACTTAATTAATGTCAGTTGCAACTACCAGTAACTATAAGATACTCTTTTATGACATCGAAACGTCTCCTAACCTTGGATGGATTTGGGGTAAGTGGGAACAAAACGCAATGGGGTTTGAATCTGAATGGTACATCCTATCCTTCAGTTACAAGTTCGCAGGCGAGAAGAAGATACACACCTACTCCCTTCCTGACTTCAAAGGCTATGATAAGGACCCAGAGAATGACAAAGAGATTTGTGCGAAGTTATGGGAGATTATGGATAGTGCTGATCTAGTTGTAGGGCACAATTCTGATAATTTTGACAATAAAAAAGCTAGTGCGCGATTCTTCTTCCACAACTTCCCACCGCCGTCTCCTTACAAAACTGTGGATACCTTAAAGATTGCTAGGCGACACTTTGCATTTACATCAAATAAGCTAACTGACTTGTGCCAACATTTAGGTATCGGGAAAAAGGTAAAGACTGGCGGATTCGATCTTTGGCTTGGATGTATAAACGGCGATGCTAAATCTTGGGCATTGATGCGTAAGTATAACGCTATGGATATAACCCTTCTAGAAGGGCTCTATGAACGGCTTAAGTGTTGGGCCACTAATCACCCCAATATCAACTTGCAGGCATCTAAGGACCACCAGTGCCCCGTCTGTGCCTCTACTAAAACTGTCCGCAGAGGATGGAGTAACCTCATATCCTATAGGGCAGAAAGATGGAGATGCTCAGATTGTGGGAAATGGTCCCAGGGCAAGCGGGAAAAAATTAAATCCCAGTTGTTGAAAGCATAATAATGTTCTTTAATACAGACTTCACTAATCACCTCTGTTATATGTGTCAGCAAACCTGTAATGTCTCTGATTCACGAGAACTGCATATAGCAGATAAGCAGTTGGAATTTCATTCTTCCTGCTTGGACCTGTATATAAGCCTAATGAGGATAGGTCTTGTAGACAAAGAAAAGCCTCAGACTTAGTTGACAAACCCACAGAAATATAGCATAATAGAGGATAATATGAATAAAGAAACAATTCAGATTTTGTTACCTGCTACAGTAGCACCATTAATCGAAGAAACGGGCATGGGTTTCGTTAAATTTTCAATAACAGAATCATATAAAGTAGATAATGAGGCAACGGCTAGTTGTTTAGAAAGAGTTGCCGAATTCCTAAGAGCTTCTAAAAATACGAATGGAGAACCAGTAACTTGAATCTAGAAAATCTAGTAAACAGTCTTAGTCCTAACGATTTTAAGTCGGACCCTTTTGGACGTACGGATAAGAATAAAGTAGCATTACAAGTCCTCAAAGACCCAGGTATTGCCATTCGTAAGCTTTATAGCCTTGGGGTTCCATTTGCGATAACGATAGTTAATTCGGGCCGCACAGGACAAGGAATTGCATATGTATCAGTTAATGTGGCACTAACTATTGGCAGTCAAACATATACAATGCCCGGATCATCAGAAGGCGAAACTCCCAACCACGGCATTGCTGGAGTACAGCTTCAGGCAATTAATAATGCCCTTCTTCGTAACTTCCGCATGGCGGAGTTTCAATATGGAGAAATTGAAGATTCTACACCTATTGTTTCAGTAATTCCCCCTAACCTCATCCAGGTAGCTACGCCTGCTCCTCAGGTTGTAGTTAATGTGCCCATTCCTACCACACAAGCCCCACAATCGGCTGTACAGGAAGCTCCAGCACCAGTAGCACATACATCAAATGGACGCTTCGGAGCGAAGCCAGCAGGCCTTACACCAGCAAGCAAGGGCAAGTCAGGCAAACCCTTCCCAGAGTGGACTGGAGAACTAAAGTTTAAGTCCGGTAAACATATCGGAGTAATGTATAAAGATGTTCCAATTGACTACTTGCAATTCTTAGCTAATACAGCAACGCCGCTAGAAACGGCCATTAAGGAGCTAAATAGACGTTTGGTCGCTCAAGGAACACCAGAAGTAGAACTACAGAACCAACAGGCTTGGTAAACTAAATGAAAGTTCTGGACAATGGACATCTAGAAGTTGTTGACTCTATGGGCAATGATCTTACAACAGTTAATGCCGCAAGAGTTTCAATGGGGAAATCTTCAGACGAATTCTCAGAAAAAGATGCTAAACTCATTAAATATTTAGCAGAACACAATCACACATCCCCTTTTAGGCATTCTTTTATTAGTTTTAGGTGGAAGGCCCCTATTTCGGTCCAAAGACAGGTATTTACTCACCACCAAGGCATTTCTTCTAATAGCGAAAGTTCTAGATATATTGAAATAAATGAAGAATTTTATGTCCCTGAAATAATGCGTTCGCAATCTAAGAATAATAAACAAGGCTCAGGAGAACCTTTAGACACAATTAGTCATATTTTATCTAAATGTATGTACTTAAAAGCGTGTGAAACTTCTTTTCAACAATACACGAAAATGTTAGACTATGGAGTAGCTAGGGAACAGGCGAGAGATGTTCTTCCTATGTGTACATATGTGTCCTGGTACTGGACTGCTAGCCTTCAGGCTATAGCACACTTTATTAACCTAAGAAGCGGCGAAGGTTCACAATGGGAAATAAATCAATATGCCGATGCTATGAAGATATTGACACATGAACTATTTCCTATAAGTTTGGAGGCATTACTAAAGTGATTTATAATTTTAAGGAAAGATTCTTTATTAAACACTTAGAAGACTTATTAGGTAACTTGTCAGTAAGATCATTTAACTACGGCCATGCCAGTATAACCCACCATTCAGTTGACCTCTTAGTATTGAATGCAGTAGAAGACTTAGTAGAATTAATTAGACAGTATAAAGAATATCAAGAAGACACGTATGGTAAGAATTAACTATGAGAATTCTAGGAATTGATCCTGGCAAAACAAATATGGCCTTATGTTTATTGACAGATGCCCCTTCTTCATTTGGAGAATTTACATTCCAAACTTGGAAACTTAAGGCTATAGATCATGATATTAATGCATTCCGGTTGCATGATTTAGATATGCAATTAAATAGCTGTATCCCCAAAGATATTGACTTGATTGTACACGAAGGAATAGCATTTGGAGAGAAGTTTGGTGTTGCTGAATCGGGAATGGTACAGTATATCATACAATCTAATGCAATAGAGAATAATATCAAATTTATAACCATCGCTTCTGCAACGATGAAGAGATTTCTACAGATTGTAACTCCAAAAGGTGGCAAATCTAAAGGCAAGACCGATCTTGCTTTAGCAGTTTATAAAAAGTGGCAACTTGATTTCCCTTCTCAAGATGAAACAGATTCCTTTATTCTTGCACAACTCGGTATGGCTGTACTTAAGAACGAATTTATATTAACTGCGCCGAAGAAAGCTGTAAAGAAATCTCGTAAAAAGATGGAGAAGGTACTTGAGTAAATGGAGGCATTTGCTATGATAACGAGTGAGCTAGTGCCTTTACCTGGGTTTGATTTGCCTATAAAGAAAACCAGCAAAAAGAGAGAACCTAAAGAGAAGGTTATTTCTACTGATCCTAAGAAGAAAAAGGGATTAATTTTCACCCTCAACAAGCCTACTAAAGCTAAACTAGAAAGTACTGAAAAAGAGGTTTTGGAGAGCTTTGGTGGCACTTTACCACCAAACTATCACATTGTACAGACTCTGCATGAACTAGGCCTCCTAGCCCGTTCTATAGCTCAATGGGGGTACATGAGTTGGGATACTGAGACAAGCGGACTAGACCCTTGGAGAGATGAGCTATACTGCGTTTCCTTATGGGTTAATGGAGAAGGATACCTAATTAATTTTAGTCATCCTGATTTGCCGAAAATTGATAAAGAGACATTTAAACTGATTGTGGGTTCTTACTTTTCTGATGGCACAGGACAATACACTTTTAACGGGAAATTTGACGGGCACTTCCTAGAAGAACAGGCTTCTATACCTGTTGGATATATTAATTTTGATTCTTACGCAGCTTCTTGGTTCTTAGACGAGAATCTTCCTTCCGGCAAGCGTAAGCTAAAGCCCTTATGTGAATCGTGGTTAGGCGAGAAGACCTTAGGCACCTATACTGATGCCTTTGGTAACTTAGCCTGGATTCTAGTGCCTGGTAAGTTGGCAGCATACTATGCTATTAAAGACGCAGAACTGCATTATAAACTAGCAATGTATTCAGAAGAAGAAATGAAGAAGCATCCTAAGTCTCATAAGAATTTTCATGAAGTAGAGATGCCGATTTATAACATATTCTTTGAAACTGAGCGTGATGGATTACCTATTGTTGAAGAGGAATTAGATAAACTACAAGAATTCTTAGGCAATAAGGTAATTGCTCTTAAAGCTGAGATGAACGCTATGCTCCAGGCTGAAGGCATTACTCCTCCTGAGAACTGGGCATCTAATGACCAAGTAGCAGAAATCTTCTATGGTCCTCTGAAACTACCAGTACTGAAGAAAACAGCCAAATCTGGTAAGCCTGCTTTAGATAAGCCCACATACGAAAAACTAGAGGCCTATCATCCCATTGTTCCCTTATTCATGGACTATAAGAATACAGAGAAACAGCACGGGACCTTTGTAGGTGGCATTAAGAATGCTATGGTAGACGGTAAGATACATCCCGGACTTAAAACCACAGGTGCTGAATCGACTCGTTCTTCTTCAGGAGACCCCTTTAATATGCAGAATGTGCCTGCTAAGGGTGACAGGGGAGGGGAAATAAGAAATGTATTTACATGCCCAGAAGATTATTATATTGTATCTATAGATTATTCAGGACAAGAACTAAGGATTCAGGCTTGCTTATCTGGAGACCCTGCTCTAACAAATTCTGCATTATCTAATACATATTATTCAGAAACTGCCGCACTAGCGTATGGGGGGCATCATACAGACTATACTAAGCATGGAGAAAAGGGACTATTAAGAGATAAGGGTAAGGCCTGTATTTTAGCAAAAAATTACGGTGCCAGGGCCAAGAAACTTGCAGCTATATTAGGTATTTCGATTGATAGAACAGAGAAGTTTGAGGCAGACTTTGCTAAAAAATACTGGAAATATGACAAATGGGTAGAATCTGAGAAAACTAAATCCCACAATCAACCCCTAGAGAACTTTGACGGCAGGCAACGCAGGTGTGATTATTCTCAGTTTGATAAGACATTCCAGATTTGGGGGTTAGAAAGATCAGCCATTAGTTTTCTCGTGCAGGGTAGTGCTGCCGGGCAACTTAAGCGAGCACAGCTTCTTTGTTATAATCATTTAAAGAAAAAGGTATATAAATCTAAGGTAAAGTTCCCCATTCATGATGAAATTATGTTCTGGATACACAAGGATGAACTATTCGATACACTAATTATTCAGGAAATTCAATATATAATGCAAAACTGTTGCCCAGAGTTAACTATCGAATTTCAGACAACTGTCGAAATCCAAAAACGCTGGGGAAAAGTAATACACTTAGAATCTCCTGATCCGACATTAATTATAGAGCAGGAAATCATCGAAACACCCCTTGACCCCTCTCTAGAAGTGTGGTAGTATAGGAATATGAAGAATGTTAGAGACCATAATCCTTATGACATCCACTGGTCAATATTTGACCTCCTAGCATTTTTAACTGTAATTATATACGCTTCTTATACTTTAGGACACAAATGACAAATATAAAGATAGACGACAAAGACCTCTGTGCTGTTATGTGTGGTGGATGCCATATGTTTTATTTAGGTAATACTGGGCTAGATTCAGACCCTGTAAAATGTGTCACATACCAAGACTTAGAGGATTTAGGAAAAATCTATATTTGTTCAATGTGCTGGGCCTCCCCTCATGAAAGAAAGTTGAATTAATATGAATGAAGAACAGCCAGTAATTTATGATATTATCCCCGCAGAACCCGTTCCAGGAATCGAGTACGATTCTCGTAAAAGGGCAAAGGCTATTAGAGAGGCTCAAGTAAGGTCTAGTATTCGTATGCGCGAAGGATTTCGAGTAATAACCAATCCTAATGATCCTCGCTTGCACTGCCCTAATAAAGTAGTTAAGAACCCCCAGGACTTTGAAGTAGTTGAAATGTCCCGTACCTTGGTTGCCCTACACCTCATAGCAGGAGGCGTAGGTTTGGCTGCACCGCAAATAGGCTGGAATGTTAAGGCCTGTGCGATAGCCCTTATGGATGAAAAGGGTCTTCCAACTCACAACACAGTAGTTCTTTATAATCCTCGGATCATAGCGGCAACTTCTGTGGAAGATGACAACATTGAATATCAGGAGGAAGGGTGCCTCTCAGTCCCAGGAGTAACGGCTGAAGTGTGCCGCCTGAAAAGCCTACAATTCATTGCGAGCACATTCCAGAAGCCTAAAGAAGAATATTATACTGCTACTGGTTTGTTTGCCCGTTGCCTAGCCCATGAAGTGGGGCACCTTAAAGGGAAACTATTCCTTGATGAGGCCTATGTTAGGAATGTGAAGAGAGAAGAAGCAAAATGAGAAGTGTGTGGTGCGGGACCTGCAGGAAAGATTATAATTTTCCAGGAACAGAATATCCATCTATTTGGATTGACCGACATATTGCAGAGCATGAACGTGAATTTAAGACCAATGAAGAAGATTACCAGCATATGAGAGACCTAAAGCCTCTGCACTCTAAGGCCGACATACTTAATAAAGCACACCAAATGATTAATCAAAAGGATTCAAAATGAGCATTCCTTGTAATAACTACCCACGTGAGGGATATTATGCCCCTAAGGCTCCTGAAGGATTAAAAGATACTGATGTATCTAAGTTTAGTTTTGCTGGAACAAGAACTAGGGAACTACCAGGAGACATTGCCTATGATTCCTCTCTGCAAGAGGACTTGATGGCTAATCTAGAGAATCTCTTTGATGACGCATACAGTATTGGTGAATGGAATAACCACATGCCTTCACTAGACAAAGAAAAGATACTTAAAGAATATTGTGAATCTATACAGAATGTAATATTGTTAGCAGTTAGGAATAATCTACCTTGAGTAATATTATAGGCACTCCAAAGAACAGAACCTCTATCCTAGCAGATATGGAAGTTATTGCCCAAACGCACTTTGGTAAAGAGTTAGACACTAAGTTCTTCCCTTTTTTAGCTGAGATAGTTCGTTATCTGCCTGCAACTACATTTAATGCCATTTCTGATTCCGATACTGGAGTAGTTAGCTTCTCAGGTCCTGTTGAGTATAAAGGCGAAGAGACTGAGGATTCAGTAACTCCTCTTATTGAGGATATTTTAGTTGTCCATCAAAATGCACCTCTTCATATCCCCCTGTCTATCCTCTTCTCCTCTACAGGAGGAGATTTAGACGGCGGGTTAGCTATTATGGGAGCTATTCAGTACGCTAGACATGGAGGAAGACAAGTACATATTCATGTAACAGGTTCTGCTATGTCAATGGGGCACCAAATATTACAATCTGCCGATCTTCGTACCATGGAGCCTAATGCATGTTTAATGCTACATGAAATGGCGTGGAATATTGGCAATAGTACAGTAACTGAGCATGCTATGGAAGCGGCAGCAGGGCTCAAACTGATGAAGACCTTTATTGAACTTTGGACCATAAGAACCGGCAAACCGTATGAATATTGGGCAGAGAAGATTAAACACAAGGATGCTTATTATTCCGCTAAAGAGGCTTTGGAAGAAGGGCTAATAGACCAAATTATAGAATGGAAGCCCTATAAAGCCCCTCTTTATGTTCCAGTTCCGGTAAAGGTTAAGAAGCCTAGGATTCCTAAAGTGAAGAAGGCCGAAGTAGTTAATATAGGTACCGATGTTGGAACCATTTGATTCCAGACCAGATTCTTATGTATATCAAGAGCCGGAATTACAAATTGGTTGGTCAGAGGCAAGCGCCTTTGATGATGCTTTCCCAGGATATGATGAGCTATGATAATTTCTTGCTGGCGTTGCGCCAGAGGATTAGGATGCAACAGGCATAATGATTAGCATAATAAATCTTCATAATAATAGGCAATTAGGAATAAATGAGTTTTATGTCGGCAGGGCTTGCAAACATCGTCCAGAACTGATAGGATCAGTATTAAGTAACCAATTCTTTATCTATTCTAGAGAAACTAATATAGAAAAATATGAAGAGTGGATCAGAATTAAGATAGAACAGAAAAATTCTACAATTATTGATGCTTTAGAAGAATTATATCAAAAAGCATTATTATCTGACATCCGCCTTGCATGCTGGTGTGAACCGGAAGATTGCCATTGTAGAATTATAAAAGAGATTTTAGAAGTTGCTTTGGAGGCACAGAATGACCAAGGATAGAGACAAGACTTATGATCTAGATGATCTTATAGAGGACCTTGAGAAAAAGGACCCTTGGTATGAAGAAGTTTGGCATTGGGTTAAGTACAGGCCTATTGGATTCTATCGTGATGTAAAATTTGAAGTCAAGAATTGGCTTCAGAGAGCCCTCTGGGGGTACTCGACATACGACTGTTGGAATTACTATGGGAATACCTCTGCCCGTGCTGTAAAGTGCCTTACATGGCTCAGAGACAAGGGTCATGGAGCTAAGGTTGCTGGAGAGTGGTCTGCTATTCAGTCTATGGATGGAGACAGAACAGAGTGGATTGAAGAAATCAACAAAATGTTATTTTTTCATGGTGTTTGTGCCGGGCTAGAAAGACCAAAAGATAAGCAGTTTGAGGCATCATATAAAACTAGAAAAGGTATCCACACATATACAGTAACTCATTATGATAGGTATAACTTAACTCCTGATGAGGAAGAAGAATATAAAATTGGGAAATGGGCGTACTTACGAAGTTTTGAACGCCTATGGGATTGATGATTAATGTTATTTGAACCACAAGGAATCGGAAAAACGATCTTTACCTCTCGTTATGCATTTCATCCAGAAGAGACGTACGAAGGGGCTTCTAATAGAGTAGCTTCCTGCATTGCTGCTGGAGAAACAGACTATAAACGATACCATCAGGAATTCTTTGACATTCTTTCACAGGGGCTATTTTCTCCTGGGGGAAGGATTATGAGAAGTGCTGGACGAGCAGTTCCTGCCATGATTAATTGCTTTACCAACCTCGCGGAAGACTCGCGCGAAGGCTGGGCGAAGATGGTAGGCGACAACATCGTTATAGCCGGAACTGGTGGAGGATTGGGTACTAATTACAGTCCTATCAGACACAGAGGAGCAGAGATTAGGGGCACTGGTGGATTTGCCACAGGTGCAGTCTCAATCATGCGAATAGAGAATGCAGCTTTAACTGAGATTAAAGACGGCGGCGGCAGACGTGCAGCTAGAATGATGTGTCTTAATATAGACCATCCTGATATTGAAGAGTTTCTTCATGCTAAATTAGACCTAAAAGAATTAACCAATGCCAACATCTCTGTCTGGTTTAATACTGATCCCGAACTGTTTTTTGAAAAAGTAAGAAACGATTTGCCTCATGATTTAATATTTCAGGGGAAAGTAGTCAAGTCGGTCTCTGCCAGGAATTTGTGGAGCAAGATTGTTAGTCACAGTTTAATGAACGGTGAGCCAGGAGTACTAAATGGGTACTTAGCAAATGATGTAATGAGTAATATCTCTTATACAGGTAAAGTAGTATGCACTACCAATCCCTGCGGCGAGATACCTATGCAGCCCTACTCTACATGCTGTTTGGGGGCACTAGTTCTACCTGCGTTCATAAAACCAGGCAAGGAGTCTTCAAGTTTTAATACTAGAATTGACTGGGAAAAGCTTCACCACGTAGTCACCACCTCTGTAAGGTTCTTAGATGATGTCTTAAGTGTTACTTATTATCCAACTGAGGAGATTAAGAAAGAGTCTGCGTTAACTAGGCGCATTGGTCTAGGTATTATGGGCCTGCATTACATGCTTATAAATTTAGGAGTTAAATATTCTTCCCCAGAGGCTTTGGAAGTTTGTGACAAGGTAGGGGCGTTTGTTAAACATGCTGCATATGATGCTAGTACT